TGTGGAAACGACACAAAGTATTTCTTTGGGATGACCCACTTGGAGATCCTGAAAGAAACCCACCACGCAGAATGCATACCGAACAAGGCAGACCAGCCATAACTATCACGTCTGTCTCTGTCCTTTGGTAGAATCGGGACATAGTAAATAGGTATGTGTGTCCTGCGCTGAACAATGTGGTTGTTTACATAGTTGTCCCAAAAGTAAACAGGATCATACACCCACTCACCAATGTGCTTCTTTACCAACGGAGCAAGATCATCGTTGGCTACAATCCAAATAGTAGAGCAGCCTGCCATCGCACACTCAAACACTGACTTCTGGATAAGGGTGAAGTCATTTTGAATGGGAAGCATAAAAGAATCGTATGGCAACTTGTAGTTGTCGTCAAAGTTTGCCAGTGGTATAATGCCTGCTAAATGTTTTGCCATAGGTGCTCTAAAATGTTTTTGTTTCTTTCTGCGATCTCTGGGAGTTGCGAGAGGAGTTCTTCTTCGCTAACTTTGGGAACTTTGATCGTATCCGTCTCCAGCCATAGCGGAGGAGTTGATACAAATTTGCTACGATTGATTGCTTCAACCTTGAAACTTCTGTATCGTATCGATCCGTCGTATTGGTAGCCATTTCTTGGTCCTCTCAATCCTAAGTCTTTCATTTTCTGGGTGGTTGTGAGCCTCACTATGGTCTCTGAAAAATCAAAGTCGTCTATCTGGTCGTCTGATAAAATCGAAAGCACGCAGGCGTCTTTAAACGGGTTTCTGCCATCTACTCTGGGGGTAGGATAAAACCATATCTTATTGCAAAACAGGTCATCGCCCTCTATCAGATCAAGGTGGTGTTTTCCTCCTCGTATAAATGCTAATCTATCATAAACGTGATAAGTCTTTTGTTTGTTCTCGCAGGATAGTAGGTTGTAGGTGGCACGCTCGTCAAAGTAATGACACACGCCAAACTCTATTGTCCTTAGTTTAGCATACTCTGAATGCCCTGTCAAGGAATTGTCGTCAAGGCGAAGTGAATAACAGAGATCAGAAAACGGAGTAAGCCCCTTCAAACCCAGAACAAAGCGAAGGTGTTCCCATAAGGCAATCTTTGGTTGCCCTGTTAGTTCTACTCCTTCCGGTGTTGTCCATTGTTGAGGTTCGTTATGGAGAGCCCAACTTGACAAGTTGATCGTTAATCCAAAATGTTCAAACTCAAATGGCTTCTCTGGCTTGCTGAAAAATACAGGAAGCCCCCGTGAGGAGGCAAAGAGTAGAGCGCGAAGCGAGGAACCAACTACGATTTCGTCGTAGTATGGGTTCAATTATCCTCCCTTGATTTCTTTTAACAATTCTTTAGAAAATTTAGAAATAAGAAACTTGGTGTTGTTCTGAGATTTCTTTTTTGTATCAAGACCTTCAGCAAACTTAATAGGGCGCTTAGACTTACCAACACGAGTCATGAATTCTCCTTCCTTGCCGCCCAAGAATGAGCCCATCGGCGCTTGATTTCCAAAACCAGGGAATTCACTGTCATTGGTGCCGATAAGCACTGAACTCTCCCCACCACGATTGACATATAAGAAAGAGTCCTGGCAGAAGTGTTCTGATAACCCGTTAAGAAATCCCTTAAAGGAAGGGTCATCGTTCAAATTAACAACGAAGAATGAATCTTCTTTTACTTCTTTCGCTGCATCAGTTCCAAAGTCTTCAACGTAGGTACCGTCAACATCAGTGACTCCGTATCCTCTTTCCAATAGAGCAGCCTTTAAGAACATGTTTCTTTCTTTGTTTGATTGAATCATGCTTCGCTGTTTTGCGGCAGGGACCTGTACCTTTTTTAGTTTAGATGGTTTTCTACATTTAGTAGGATCGCCGGGATCATCACGGAACGCTGTGATAAACGCTGTGTCGTGATTGAGTATGTGTTCGTAAGTGCGGCTAATTGAACTTTCATTTAGAAAGCTATTCCATTCGTTTATAATCTTTTTCATTTGGTTCTCCGAGTATAAATAGTCACTTCTTTGGTCCTAGCCTTGATATAAGCCAAAAGAAAGTGACCATACAAGTGGTCCATATTACTGCAATAAAATATGCAAACTGGTGGTATTCAATCATTCTTCGTTCTCCAAAATAAGTGTATGCCGAAAGTGCCAACTGATGCCGTCGTTCCACTGAACTTCTACACATCGTGTAAGAACATTTGGTTCAGGTTCTTCTTCAATGCTCTTGATTACTCCTGCGGCTCCGCTTTCAGCCAAGATTTGATCTCCGGTAGAGCCGTGGAAATGAGCAAGACGAACTTTATCACCGACTTTCATTCTTCGTTCTCCTCATCTCGGCACTTGCCGCAGATAGCGTAATCGTCATCAAATTGATTGATGCTGAAAACAGAACTACAATAAAAGCACTTAATGTAGTTCTCGTTTAGATAGACTCGGTATTCTTCTTCATTGAAAATCGCAACCTTAAACTCTTCGCTTGGCCAAACACCCAAAGTCAATCCTTGGAACAAGATTTGATTGTCCTCGGCAACTTCTGCAACACGATGCTCGGTGGTGCTTTGTGGATAAAAATCAGCACTTGGTGGTGCTCCCATACTTGCATAACGGGGGCGCGACATAATCCACTTCTTTTGGAAAACAACAAAGATGTTGTCTCCTTGTGGAGTTATCAGATCACCGACTTTCATTCTTCGTTCTCCTTAAGAAACTCTTTTGGCACTTTAAGTGATTCAAAAAGATTCTTTTTTAGATAAGCAGTGTCTTCTTCGTTCTCCAACAGGAACACATCCTCAAGAAATCTTGAAAGTAGTTCAGCAGCAGTATCCATCCCATCATCAACGATATCACCATAAGATATAGCAGAATCAAAATCTCTCTTTAATCTCCTGCACCTTTCCAGCAAAATACTGTGTGCATTTGAAAAGCCCATCAAGGATTTAAGCAGTCGTTTTTCATTGTCACTCATTCTTCGTTCTCCAGTAGTTTTAGATCTTCTATTCTCGCAACATTGTTGATAGTCTTGCCGTTTGGCATTGTGTATCTTACAAGATAACACATACAATACCTATCGTCACCTTCGCGTTCCCACTTACTATAGTAAAGAGTTTTTTCTTTTTCTCTTATGATCTCGCCTGTTGCGCCAAGGGTGTCGTAGCCACAATACTGAACTTTATCACCAACTTTCATTCTTCGTTCTCCTTCGTGCCAAAAACATTTTCTAACCACTGTTGTATCGTGGCTCCAACATCATAAAGTCTTATTCCACTTTCATCTGTCTCGCCAAACCCTACTCTTACAAAACCGCACCCTTTACAGAAAGAGGCCAGTGAATCAGGAACAGGAAACCATTTCACATTTTTATCGCAACGGGGGCAAAAGTCCCCTTTAACCTTTGGTTTGTCACTCATTCTTCGTTTTCCTTGAGTATACGACATTCAGCAAACCCACACTTCCAATCACCATAAATAAACTCGCCCCAAAGAGCATATCCAAAAATAAACGGTGCAATAAACACCAACATAAACCAAAGTGGAAAGCTATTTTGCTTTTTCATTCTTCGTTCTCCTTAAAAGGTATTGCAGAAAGAATTCTTAAATCTTCAATCTCCATAAACTGATCACAAATCGAATGATAATCAATTCTGCGAGAAATAGTAGATAAAAAACTTTCCGCCATCCATCGTGCTCTAAGGGCAGCTTTCGCTCTTTTCTTTCTAAGGCGTTTTCGTCCACGATACTTTCTAATTTCCAAATCTATATTTGAATTAAAGTATTCGCTAAACGTCTGTGAGGTCAAGTTAAATGTGCTTTTTATTGTAATCATTCTTCGTTCCTAATCCTACGATAAGCACCCACAGTTTCAGGGAACAGATCCGTAGCAATTTCCAAACAAGCCTCGGCAACCTTTTGGATCTCCCATTGTGCCCCTTCGTGTGTGCGAAGGTCAATGAACTTCAAGAGGTTAGACAGATTGACTGTGCCGTAGTATTCGGTGTAGAGGTTCTGTGGTAGAACCCCTCTTGCCTGTTCTCGGCAAACGCCTGCTTCGATAAGGCTGTTGAACAATTCCAGAGAAATCTTATTGTGTCCTCGGAATGCTTCGGAAGCCGCAACCTTGTGTGTTCCTGCGAGAAACAGATCTGGATCAATCAACTCTTCGGCGTTGCTTGCCTGCCGGTTGCTCTTGTGTTGTGTTCTGAACTCTTTTGGTTCGTAGAAGTTGATGTTTACATCAGTGTAGCGTCTACTAATCTCATTATAAGACCATGTTCTATGACGATGGTGCTGAGACCGAACGAACATAGGAACACTAAACCTGAAAGTAATGAGATTATGCTCAAGAGTAGAGGTATGTTTGTGTTTGATGAGGTAGTTGATAAGCTTCTTATCACGTTCATCTAAATTCTCCTTTTCTACTCCGAATGATACTCGGGCAGAGTTTACGACGGTAAGGTCGTCACCCATATGATTTACATAATCGACGCGACCAATGCCGTCGCCGTATAATTCAATTGATTTGCTGGTCATCTGTTCTCCGTTATGTTTATAACATAACAGGTCGCAGGTCAGTCGTCAAGCTCAGAGAGCAAGGTTTTTATGTCTAGCCCTGCGCAGTCTATCTTACGCTTGTCAACGTGGTAGTGACTGACGAAGCCGCGCTCTTTACCATAGGTCCACTGTTGTTCATAAACCGTAGAGGTTTTGCCAAACTGGTTTAGTGGAGTCTCTAGTGGAACATCACATGCGTTATGTACTGCCGACCACAAAGCCTTAAGCGCCTCAATCTGAACTGGGTAAAAACCCAAGAAGGGCTGTATTTCACTGAAATGGACTCTTGCATTGTCAATTAATGGTCTTTCCCCGAATCCTCTGCGGACATAGGTATCCTGATACTTTGTGTAAAAAGCATTGGAGATCTCTACACCGACAGACTTGCGATTAACCTTGCCTGCGTGGAAGGCGGCGTGCTGCATATCAAGAGTCTGATAGATTGTGCCGTCATTATCGATAAGAAAGTGAACACTTATGCCACGCTTATCTAAAACTTTTTGGCATTGTGTAGAAGACAGGCAAGCGTCCCAGTGATTAACAAACAACTTGACATCTCTTTGAGGTCTCGCTGTGTAGTCATAGTAGTTGCCGGGACGTGCCATAAGCCCGCCGCGCTCAGACCACAACACAAACTTGTCCCACTTTATTGGTGTAAAGTTGCCATTGTAAACAATGTAGTTTGAGTAATGTGGGTCTGTGGGTTCGTAGTCGTCAATGTTTTCTTGGCGCTCGGTCCAGAGGCAACGGAATGTGTTTGGTCCACACATGCCATCAGCACCCAGACCATAGCGTTTTTGAAAACGCTTAATGGCTCTTACAAGTTTATCATCAAAATACTTTTCACCAAACCAAGTTGGATCCCAGCCAAGGCTTTGTGCCGATGATTTGTTGTAAAAGTCTTTATCCATTTATTGCAGTACTCCTAATACATAATTCTCTAATATCAAATAGTAATTAGAGTGTTGAACACTAATTTGCTGTAACATCTTTTTGTCGATAATAATTTTGTCATCAGTATTACAACTTATAGAGACATCATCTGCTACAGCCAAAACATCTACAACTAAGTAGTCTTCTGTAGGGGGTTTGTAGTCATCAGGTAGTAAAATTCCTGAGTCTGTCTTTTCCTGTGGTGGAGAGTATCCTACCAAAATATGTCTATTAACTGGTCTTAACACGATTCACCTCCTGAATTATAACTTTTTCGTGTATTTTATATTCGTCAACATGCATAAATACCATTGTTGTGTTATCACATTTTTTACAATACATCTTGACTACCATATTTCTTGCTGCACTAGCTTGCCCTTCAGATGCTGGTAGCCAGTGACAACACGAACACTTGCCTCTTTTATTAGCAAGGCGCAGTTCTCTTTCCATAAATAAATGATTAAAATTCATGCCGCACCCATCACATTATACATGATTCACCATCGCAAAACTTAGTTCCTTCTCCACCTTCTTCGGTGTTAAAACGCTGAACCGGGGTAATGCCTTCACTCATCTCTTCGTATTGTTCTCGGGTTATTGGCTCGTAAGGAGCCTGAACATAACCTGTCTCTTCATAGCGCAAGAATGATACAGCCTTTAGTCTGGTCTCGTACATCTCAAGAGCGGTCTTAATGTCTGCTGCTTCTTCGGGTTTAAAAGTCACAGTAATAGAAACAGAGTTGTCTGCCCAATAATGCTGGTACTGTGCTGCAATCTCTAGCTGCTCCCACATTGTAATTTCTCTCTTGCCCTTGATGAAGTGTTCTTCGTGGACAGGAAACTCTACACACATAGTGTTTGGAGAGTAGTGATCAGGTTCAATCTTATATCCTGCTGCTGCGAGGGCAGGTAGCATATCACTGTCAGCCGCAAAACGAATACGACGAATGTAGTATTCATCCTCGGGGTAATGGATGCCGGGGGTAGAACCATTGAGAAGTGAAACTGTGCCAGAAGGTTTGATGCTTGTCATTCTTACTGACTTTGGAATACAAAGCCAATCAGAGTATTCTGCATCCAACTCTTTTACATGCTCGTAGGCATTATCACACCATTGTAGCAACTCACGGCGACCGAACTTGTTGAAAGCCTGGACAACACCAGACTGTGAAAGACCGATACGACGGTTCTTAAGCATTTTGGCATTAGTTTCTGGCCAATGTGTGTTGGCAAGTGTAACAGTCTTGCCATAAAGGTATGCGATCTTAAGAGTTGCGAGGTAATCTTCGTAAGTTTCGTGCTTTGCTGGGAAAGTCTCAACAAGACAGCACAACTCAGCATCTTCCAACTGTTGCTCCACGCAGGGATTGAAGCCCATAACATTTTTATCATCGTCTCTCGGAGGATCAGCAAAGCGACCACGAGTTCTTGCGTTGTCAAGCCAGATGTATCCTGGCTCTCCGTTCTTCTGTGATTGTTCAGCGTGCCAAGTATAGTCCTGACCAACAAGTGCGTGAAAGGAGTTATTGGAACCCCAACGGTGGTGGGCAAGTTTCTCAGAATCATTCTTCATCTGAAGATATTCGCGGTCTTCGTGGTTGCCAAGAGCTAGCGCAGCAGACCTACGAACATTACCAGCAACAACGCAACGACCAATCAAATTTTCCGTATCTACAATATCAACAGAAGTTAATTCCTCACCAATCCTGGCATTGTAAAGTTCTGACAAGTCCTTATGTAGTTCCTCAAGAGGACCGGAGCCGCTTGATGTGCCACCAAAGCCGCGAATAGGAGCACCATACGGACGTATTGCTGAATAGTCAAAAGTAGGAATCTTTGAGCCAAACAGAAAACCGTTCAATAAGATCTTTACAGAATCAACCCATCCCTCACGAGAGTCTGGAATGACGTGTGTTTCATTTGTGAATTCTGGCTCCTGAATAGTGATTGTGTCAGCACCAAGAGTGTCAAAGCCGACACCGATACCAAGCATGAGCGCGTCCATCATCCAAGCGAACAGATAACCACCCTTGGTGTTAAGCTCTCGGGTAGAACGAAACGCACAATTGAACAGACCTGCTGCTGTGCGGGTGTTAACGAACTTAGTTCCCATCATCCATAAGCCACGACCGGGGGGCGTCCACTTAAGGTTGAAGAGACGATCAAACGCATCCTTTGCTGTGCGCTGTGCTTTCTGGTCATTCCACTCAAGACCAAGCTTGTAGACATGCTGTTTCTGCATGTCGAACATACCCTCAATGACACGACGGCATGTCTGGTGCCATTCTTCGGTGCCAGTTGCTTCTTCATCAAATTCACTTAAGCGGCGGGCATACGTCCGTTTAAACGTGACATAACCAAGAGGTCCCCAAGGGACCTCACGATCCCTATACTGTTCTATAAATGTATCTGATAACTTAAATCTACGAATGTGTGATCTCATTTTGCTTTACTCCTTAGCTTTTTGAATTTATCATACTTGTTTTTTAATATTTCTTTTTGTTCCTTGGCTGTCACAACAACTGGGTTAGATGCGACTTGTGCCGCTACACCAGCAGGAACAACTGGCTTGGGCAACATTTTAATGCACACATTTGATGTATCCATGAAAAGATTATAAACAATACCATCCGGTCCATTACGATTCTTAGCAATGAACATTTTTGCTCTATTGTTTTGTTTATCTTCAATAGTACGCGAGAGTGTGCAAATAAAATCAGCAACGAAACACTTGTTGAATGCTTCACTAATCTGTTCCATTGTCACAACTTCTGCGTTTAGACCAGAACGGTTGGTCTGGGAAGCGGTCCAAATAGGGCAGTTAAACTCATTAGAAAGCCCCCGTAGTTCCTCATAGATTGACTCCAGTTCCGTTCTTTTTTCTTTCCGCACTACGACAGGTCTTAACAAATCTGCGTAATCTACGATTATCATGCCGGGCTCTATACCCCTCTTTACTAAACGGGATAGATGCGCCTTGATTGTATTTGTAGAAGCTGACTTGGTTGGGTATTCTTTAACGATCAGTGTCCCATCAAGTCCCTTGATTTCCTCAAAGATTTCATCTTTGAAATTGGTCAAATCAGATAGCGGATATCCCGTGATGCAAGAATCATAGCGACAGGCAACAACTGTATCTTGTAGTTCTAAGGTATAGTGAACAACAGTCTTGCCGTCTTTGATGGCTTGAGAACCAAGATGGACAAGCGCCATAGATTTTCCTGCGCCAGTAGGAGCAATGACGACGCCAAGCTCATTTCTACCAAGACCGCCACTTGTGATAGTATCAATTTCATTCCACCCTGTTGTTACTGGCAGTCTGAACTTTGGCTTATATCTTTCCTCAAAATCAGCAATGAAATCATGTCCAAAGTTATTCTCTGAACCTAATTTGAGTGCATCATTAATTACCTTCGAGATCTCATCAAAAGAGCAAGTCTGTAGAAGGTTTACAGACCTCATCATAGCTTCCTTTAACTTTTGCTTTCGGCAGAAGTCAAGAGAAGTTTCTTTAATGTAGTCTATGTCGTCTGCTAATTCATTTGTATGAACTCTCGCAAAGTAGTCACGAACTTGTTGTTGTGTGATTTCTGATTCTCGGTCTAACTCTGTACGAAGTATGGAGATCATAGCATTTGTGGATGGATGCTTTCCGTACTTTACTCTGTATTCAACAATCTTCGCCACAAACGTGCGAAGATATTCAAGTTCTAGAAACTCAACGTCTAGAACTTCGGTTATTTGGTCTGCGAAGGGTCTGTCCTCAAAAATGAGTTGAACAAGCCCCTCTTGGAAGGACTTACCGTACCTTCCAAAGTCTGCTTTGTGTGCAAGCATGTCGCTCCTAGGTCTCGCTCTACTAAGTATAACACACCTAACTCAAAAGTCAACGCGAGTTAGAAGTTTTTTTTACTCTTGACGCTGCCTAACTTTTTTCTACCAGTTCTTGCAGGACCAGTAGCGAGCTTTCAATTTGGATCCGGGGTTATCGCAGTTGTGACGAGCGCGGAAATTCTTTCTACGTCCCTTCTGTTTGCGCTTGATCTTCAAGCCAGCGTCTCCATAACGGATTATTCTTTCTTTGCCACCGTCGCATGCCTTAACAACAAACTTCTTTTTGCCGTGACCTGCTTCGCCATCGCGAATACGACGAGGGGAATTACACTTCATCTTATCCTTGGCGGACTTCTTCTTCTTTTTCTTTTCGTCAAGAACAGCCCGATACTCTTCTTTGATTACTTGTCTGACGTATGATTCTGTGAGTTCCATTACTTTTTCTTTCCTTTTTTCTGCTTTACGTTCTTGGCTTTGCCACGACGATCGGGGTTTGGATCTTCTTTGCGCTTTTTGGCTGCTCTCTTGTCGCGCTCTTTCTTGCTCATCTTTGCACGATCATCAGGGTCGCGGCAGTAAGGCTTTGTCTTTTGTCCGGGTTGCTTTGCGCAGGGCTTGCCGTCGTACTTGCCGCCGGTTTGAACCCAGCCGTCGCCTGCAAACCAGTTTCTTAGAGTGTACCCCTTACTGCTAGCCCCTTTTCCATCTTTCTTTCCGCCTTTGCGCTTCTTTTTTTTTTCGGCTACGACTGCTGCGTATTCCTCTTTGATAATCTGTAGAAGATGATCGTCTAGTTCTATGCCTTCGTTCTTCTTGGATTTGTTGCCCCAGTTTTTAGCACCGACTTTGCGGCACTTCACGAGGGCACCAGAAGCATAAGCAGATGGCCAAACCTTGTAACGAGACTTAACCTTGTGATAGCAGGCGTCTTTCTTGCCGCCGCTCTTCTTCTTTTTCTTCTTACGCTTTCTGCGCTTCTTCCTTTTCTCGTCTAGCTCAATTTGTTCTGATTCAGAGACTCGTTTCATCGCTTTGCGCAAGCTTTTCATATTGTATTTACCCAACTTAGATAGTTTGGTAAGCTGCTGTAACGCGGCGGCGCTTCTATTGTTGACGTATTCAGCTTCAAGTTTTGCAATTTTATTTGCACCCATGACTGCTTCAAGAACGGCTTCATCAATTTCGTAGAGTTCTTCCATTTACTACACCTCGGTAGTAAATAGTGTCACTTATCATTACATTCCCTTGAAATCTTGTTTAAGAACGTTTTTAATTCTTCCCAGTTCAACTCACCAAAGCCGTCTTCAATCATTAGTTTCAGGAGTTCGGTCTTGTTAAAGTCGCATTCAAAGTTTTCAAGTGCATAATCAATGGTCTGCTTGCCTTGCACTGAGATAAGAGGAGAATACAACTGCATCATCTGATAGTTATGTTCGATAAGTGCTTTTGACTCTGTAATGTTTTTATAAACTTTCAGTTTTGAGTCTATGTTCTCGCAGTAATTCAGTAGCTCATCAATTGTCACAGTTCGCTCTTCTTTCATAAACGGAAGCTTAGTAGCGATCGTCTTCATCCCCACACGATTGACACCGGGAAGATTGTCGCTGGCGTCTCCATCCATAGCACGAGCGAGTGCCATGTTTGTTGGATGAATACCAAGGCTCTCAATCACAGTCTTCTTGGTCTCAATCTTGTCTGTGGTTGGTCGGTACACTACTGTCTCGTCATCGCAAAGTTGTAAGAAGTCTTTGTCGTTTGAGACAATTACCTTCTGCCAACCAGAATAGTGTCGAGAATTACATACATAAGAAATAATGTCATCAGCTTCAACCCTCTCAAGAATAAGTTGAATGATTGGCATTTGATTCAAGTATTTAATAACCTGCATTTGTTGCCAAACTTTGTTTTGTAGTTCTTCGTTCTCGGTTAGATTGTGAACGGAGCGATTAAGGCGCAGTGGTTTACGACCTTCTTTATAACCAGAGTTTAGTGCCTTGCGCTTTTGAGATCCGTTTGGTCCATCCCAGCAAATTACAATCTCGTTTGGTTTTGTCATTCTTACGAGTTTTTGTAAAATTTTCATAGATCCTTTGATACCACCGATTGGCTGCCCGTGATTAGACAGGCTGGGATCGACAATAAACGCCCTCAAAAACATGTTGAGGGCGTCGATTACGAGTACGCGTTTCATAGATTACCTCCACCCTATAACATAACAGGGTGGAGGCGTGCTGTCAAGAGGCTTTATCTACCTCATAGAAGTCTGATGCTTCGCCTTCGCGCTTTTCAAACTTTTGAACAACCACTTCATCCATAAATTCTATAACATGTTTCTTGAACTCGGGATCTTTCTGTAGAAGACCAACCCACTTACTTGGCTGAAACCTCTTGGTATAGCCATTATGCTCCAGCGTATACCAAGAGCCCGCAACGGTCATAAAGCCCTTAAGCGCCTCAAACCACGACTCTTCATCTTGCACGCCAATAGGATCAGTTCCCCATAAAATACGGAATGTGCAAGTTCTGCCCTGGGTTCCAAAGCGAGACTTTTCAAGCTTAACCTTGACTTCTGAGCCAATACGGAAACCATTATCATCAAGGACATAGGCTGCCTTGCTCTTGCGACCTGTAAGCCAAATGCGAAGAGAGTAAGCATAATGCATAGCCTTTCCGCCTGGGGTAATGTAGGGTGTTGTCATAGCAATCTGTCGCGCCATTGGTCCCTGTGGAATGTTGGTCTTCAACTGGTTGAGGACAAGGAACGTTGCCTTCTTATCTGCAAGTGGAATAACCAGTTTTGACATCGCCTTCGCGAGAATACGAGCCTTGGTTGCCACTGACGATTGTGGATTGAAATCCCCTGCCACATCTGATACTGACGGGGTGAATGCAAGAGAGTCCCAAATAAATAATAGTTGGTCGTCTGTTGCTCCCAACAACTCTTCTATGGTCTCAAGCACAAATTCTACCGACTGTGCCTGGACATACATCATTGAGCCAAGATCACACCCAGCCTTCTCTAAGAATGACGGATCAATCGCAGACTCCGAATCAAAGTAGATTACACCAATGCCCATCTTCTGTGCATTTGCTGCGCACTGGGCAGCAAGGAAAGACTTTCCTGTTGCTTCCAGACCAGCCAACTCTGTTACCTTGCCGACAGGGATGCCAGCATACTTTCCCTTACAAACAATTGAATCAAGCCAGCGTGATCCTGTCGGTATCCACTGCTTTACCGATGTTGGATTATCTTCTCTCAGGTCGTGAGCCACATTACGCCCAGCCTTCTTGTTTATCATTGCTCGCATCGCGCTCATGTCTACGCGACCGGCTTTGACTTCTTTCTTTTTAGCCATTAAGTTCTCCTTATTTTTAGCTTTTCTTTTCTTTATTTTTCTTTAATTTAGAGCCGAAGCTCGTTAGTAAATATAACACAGGAGAACTAAAAACGCAACGAAAAACCCCCACCTTTTTACAGGTGGGGGCGACTGGGGCAGGAACGCTTTTACTATCCAGCCATCAAGTCATCAAACGCCTTATCAACACTTGACTTCTTGTTGTTATTGTATTGTGTGGTCTCGCGAGACCGAGACTCGGCAGACTTATCGCCCGACAGCATATTATTCAAAATCGCATCTACTTCCTGTGTAGAGTGTTTGGTAAATAGCGCATCGATGTCAGGCATATTCTGAAGTAGACCAGGGATTTCGTCCCTATCTTTCAGAAGAGCGCTAGTATTGCGGCGCATCTTCATGTTGGTCTTGGGGTATGCGCCAGGGGTCGTAGGCTTGGTGTAAGTGATAGTGATATCAGTACCGCCTTCGGGGTCAGTGATATCACCATACTCTGGGTCAAGAATGTAACCAAGCAGAAGCTCATAAGCCTGCTTCCCGTAGCCGTAAACCTTCACACCTTCACTTTCCATACCGCGAACAATCACAGGCGAGAAGTAACGATTGCGAACAAAGAGAGACTTAGCAAGCTTTTTGGTTTCGTCGTCGTTGTTCTCGGTGCCATCACGCCATAACTGTGATGCAAACTCACAGATTGGGCAATGTTCTCCAAAGTTGCGCTTGGGGCACATAACACCTTGTCGGTGTCCTTCAATGTTGTAGTGGAAAAAGACCTCCTTAAGTGGATCTCCGTCCGCTGTCGGGACAATACGTACGTCGGTATCTCCCTCTTCTGGCTTAAACCAGACACTTGTTCTATCACTCTTTCCGTTTCCACGGAGTGCGGCAAGCTTCTTCCGCATAAGTTCCATATTGATTCCCATAATAATCTCCTTGTTGTTGGGCTATAGCATGACGAGCGTTCCTCGCCATCTTAAAATAACACGCCATCCAAGTCCTGTCAAGCGTATTTGTTTTGGGTGATGTTTGGAGCTTTCCCTTGCTCATCTTTATTATAGCTTGCTCAGCCTGTGCTGTCAAGCGGAAAACCTTGAATAAAATTAGTGTGCGCTACACAGAATCCAAAATCAGTCTCATAAGGTGACTCATAGATAGCATAAGTCACATTCTTAAACGCATTTCGGGGCTTGCTTTTGAGACTTTGGACCACCTTTGAATGAAGCTTTCCATCGGTCTCAAGGCGCTTTTCTGCTATACATAAGTAGTATGCTACGTCACGATCTTCCTTTAAATCATAGTACCATTGTTCAGAAAGTTTATCTACCGAAATAATGCCAACAGAGCGTATTCTCTGTACGTCTGAAGGCTTTGAAAGATTACCCACAAGTGGCTCTGTGTGATCAAAAACATTTAGATAATGAACAGCATAATAAATGCTCTTATTGATTACTTCAAAGTATTTTTTTATTGGGATCTCGCCTATTGTTTTCTCTATTTCTGGGTTTGACAGGATTGTAAAACTGTTAAATAGCCCAGATCTTGCGTATTCTTGTAGGATCCCAAAGATTGCTCTTTCCTGTAGCTTAACATCACCTATCAAAAGGTCCACATCAGGTTTAATATAGAAGATGTCTATTGTTCTATCTCTCATCTGCTGTAGTATTGCCAACGTGTAGTTTGCTGAGAAAGATGACCCACAAACAAACACCTGTGCTCTGTTCTGAATTGCCTGTAATGTTTTATAGGATGAAAGCTTGGGTGCTTTACCTTCACAATCCTCTGGTTTTTCTACTTTTGGTAGATCTCTTGTATATTTTGTATTATCTTTTCCCTCCGAAAATAAAAAACAATTGTATTCTTTGTGATCTTGAAATAATGAGACCACATTGCAACCTGCTTCACCTATGCCTATCAGTGATATCATAACTTCAACTCCTTCAACTCTCCATAGCTCTTGCCTGCTTTTACATTTACTCTAAACGAGCCAAGTTTGTTATTCTGGAACACCTCCTTTAGTTCTGGTAACAGATACTTATCTTCTTCATGGATATCAAGCACAACTTCATCGTGAACTATAAAAGCAACTTTTGATTTTGTGCTCTCAAGCACCTTGTCAAGCTCCACTGCTCTATCAATTGTAAGATCTGCCGTTGTGCTTTGAATAATATAATTGAAAGCCTTTCTCTCATTTACTGCGATGGTCCGCTTAAACGGTGTCATCACGCGATTACCATAGAAGTAGTCGCCAATAACACGATCTCTGCTGTAAACAGAGTTTTTGAGAGAATTATCATCGTGATTATAGAACGAAGCAAAGAACCTCACCTTTGCTTCCTCTCTGTCAATAGGGTGATCTCCGTATAGGTGTTTCATATTCCATTCGTGAATGTCTTCTTCTGGCTGTTCAACACCCGAGAGTGATAGGAAGGTTCTTACCTCTGCTCCGTTATAATCAAATGACACAAGCCAGTCATTTGTTGGCTTGACTAATGAACGAAACTTTGACTTCATTGTAAGAATAGGATTACTTCCCCTATTGGTCGTAAGGCGCCCTGTGACGGTTCCAAAAAGATTATAGTCTACGTAATGGGACTTAATTTTTACAAGCTTTCTGATGTCTTCTCGGTCGTTTGTGGTGGTCATTAGGTGACGACACCCATCCACATTGATGTTCAGCTTCTGGTATTTGATCTTGTGGAGAAGTTTGTAAGTGCGATCAAGGTGATCATAGTTTTCAGGGCGAGAGTAGCTGTCGAAAACGTGTTCTGTGATCTTGTTTCTGACCTCGCAAAACTGAAGCAGAAAATCGCTTGGCACGAGATCAAAGAAACAGTTATCATGCAGGTTGATCTTACCTATCGAAAACGACAGAAGGTACGCTTTAAACGTCTTTTGAAGCTCAATAAGTTCCGCTTTTATTTCTTCTGGACACACTTCTTCTAATTTTTTGCCTTCGCAATGCAACCAAGCAAACTCAACATCAGGATCTTGGACGGATCCTGTGTATTTCCAAGTTTTCGTTAATCCATCAGGAATGTGGTCAAAGTGTAGATTGCCATCGGCATAGACGCCGACACACTCTGACTTGTCGTCTAGAGTCTGGAAGATCATTGGTCCTCGCGTTTTTCTTGTTCTCTGATAAGATAACTCAAGGATCCTCTGTAGTCAAATGGTTGCGAGATAAATCTTTCAAACGATCCTAAAGCAGAATTTACGCCGTTTACTCTTGACAAGTTTATAAAGTCGGTTATAATCTGATCCTGTTCTGCTTTTGAATGTTTCTTTTCTTCTTCTATAAACCTAAACATACAATATAATTTAATAAAATAATCTTCATTATATAAATTATTAATCTTATCTAGTGTATATTCTGTTCTGTTCATAATTTTAGTCTTTTTAAGACAATCATCATATTCCAAATATTGTTGCTTTACGGTGGTGTTATACATTTGTAAAAGCTGGGACTTAAAGGAGGCATAATAAGATATATGTGATTTTTTATAACCCACAAGCAAGAGAGAATCAGCAGATGAGTAACCTCTTGGCTTTAACAAATTTTCTATCACATCTTCGTGCCCAATATCTAAAGTCAATCTCCAGGGAATATGTGCATCCACCATAAAACCAAAACTATTGCAAGCATTAAGATAATATTCAAAATTTCTACTTTCTTTAAACACTTCAATTTTTTGCTGGTCGTTTGTATAGGTAAGATCTGCAATTTCAATACTTAGTCCGCTAACCAAAGGAGAACAATGTCGGCTACGAATAAATCCGGTCTTTGTAATTGGATAAGTTTGCCCTACTACACCCATAAAAGTAATTAAATGAAGAACAAACTGATCAAAATCTTTAATTATGGTGCTATCATCTTCAAACTTTACACCAATAGCTGAAATTAAATCTGATAGATAGTTTCTATATAAAGAATCAGGACTTCTGTAACCCTCATATGCCACAAGGTTTGTGAGGTAGTCATCATTTCTATCAATTTTTCCAATTTGAGCAGCTTTTTTAAACTGCCTGGATAACTCTTGAAATCCGTCAGCCACAAAATTTAATACTTTTACTGAATCGGTGCTTCTTTGGTTTCCTATATTAGCAAAAGTTGTAAGCAATCGATCAGGCTGTATAGTTACAAAGTTTTTATTAACCCTACCAAACAAATATTTTTCACCTAAATTAAAATCTACAAAATTAGAATATTTTTCATAAAAATCCACAATATCTAATTTATAAATGATAGATTTTTCATAAAGATCTATAGTGCTTTCAGAATTTGATTCTTTATAAAAAATACCCATTATATATCCCACCTAGCATTTGTTCTAAAAGTTGGAGTTGATACGCATTTTTGAACACTAGAAGCTTCGGGCTTTCTTTTGGTTGCTCCCTTATCAGTTTGGGCTCCTTTTTTACTTGAAACCCAGGCAGCATTAAGGGTTGTTGTAGCATCACCCGGTTTTATAGAATGAGTAGTTTTTGTTATCATGCAGTATCCTCCTATTCCATATCTTGTCAAATCTTCTTGTGTATTTGGAGAAAAACCTCTTGGTTCAACATAAATATAGGTACCCGGAAAAGTCTGAACATTTAGAAAAGAATCGACTGTAACATTGTAGACCTCTCTTAGCTGAGATAAACCATCGTACCCTTCTTGTTCAAACCGGACCTCTTTGAGTCCAGTCGTAGTTGTTTTTTCAAGACTTATATTTTTTATTATTCCTTTATCTCGACCTAAGACGTAATGAAAAACGCCCCTAGCGGTATCTTTATCTTTATCTCCAACAAAATCGTCTGCTGCTGTTTTTTTTCCTATGGAAAAAACATAATAATTTATCATTTTCTCCAAAGATAAACTGGTAATTGGCACACCTCTTTTGCCACTAAGCAAGAGCAGCGGCTCTCCGTCCTTTCTAATGTATTTGTTTACAACTGTTTGGTAAGTTAAATCATCTAACGGAGGATTTGCAGATGACCACTTGCCCCTACTATTTGAATCTCTATTGTAGGCAATTACGCTTGTACTATTAATGCTTAATCTTTGAGATGTATTCACCCTGCCGCAGCTTTCTGAATTTAGAAAATTTGTAATCAAATCATTACAAAGTTCTTTTACGAACTTAGATAATGGATAATTTATAATCTCTTTTGAGATTACTTTCTTAGATAAAAATTCAAAAAAGTAATTTAATGAAATTGGTATATCGCCAAGCGTTGTAAAGGTCGATTTAAATCCCTTAGCTGGAGAGTAAATTTCTGCTGGTCCGAGAATTATTCTCATTTGTTGAAATTGTTGTAAAGAATTTTTAAACTTGAATTGTTTTTCGGACAGCAATGCCCTGAACTCTTTGGCGCTGCCGTAAGTAAAAAACTTTGCAGCTTCTTTATAATATTCTGTTTCTTCTAAATTTTGTGCTTTTTCTAGCTCTTGTTCTATCAAATACATTGCAACAGTAACGATATCTTGAATATAGAAAAAAGCAAGAGAGTTGTTGTCTTGCGAGGCAGCTATTGAGCTAAGCATTTGAATTGAACGTTCAGCTTTATCTTCGCCTGCCATGCTAGTTTGCAGGGCATCTCTAATATCTTTTATTCTTTCAATACTTAAACCAGCGCTTGAAAACGGTTTGGGAAACTTTACCTCGTCTGTATACGGATCTTCTAGTAATTTAGCAACATCGTTGTTGGAAAGGTTTAGATAATAAATTTTATCTCTCGCAGCCAACTCCGAAACAAGATCTGAATATGCCCGTAGGTTTAACTTTGTGACAAATTTTTCATCAAATTTAACCAATTTTTCATATTCTTCTTTGTTCTCGCCACAAGATTTTTCTTTTTGAAATTGTAGAATCGTATTTCTAATTTCTGTTTCTTTTATAAGAGATGAAAAAATATTAAATTGAGATTGAGCAAATACATCTTCTATGTAAGCAAGATATTCAATACTAAAAATAACTGCTCCCGTCTCATCAAAATCAAATGAGTGAATTGTCGGAGTAAGGTAAATTGTTATATAAGAATTATATATTGCTTTTTTCTGTTCTGGTGTTAAGCCAACAAAAGTTTCTCTTGGGACATTCCATCCTACAACTGCTTTTAGTCTAAAATTTAGTTTATCAGCATTTTCTTTTTGAATCTTAGTCAGATTCTTTAATTGACTTGCTGCAACACCACCAGTTTTTAAAGCTAGATCGGCATACCTAAAGCCACCTCTTTCTTTTAAAAGGTCATCAAAGGTAGAGGAAAATAAAGTTAATTTAGCAGTTATGGCTTTTTTTGCAGAAAACGGATCGGTCCCTTCGTAAGAAAAAGTAAAATTTTGCAAACCAACGCCATAACCTCTTTGTCTTTGTAAAGTATTTTTTGCACCTTTTAGATCATTAGAGATATTTGTGTCAAATGTTATGGGTATTTCCTGATCAACACCTTGGGAATTTTTTTCAACTTTGGACAATCTAATATAAGGCATCAATTGAGAAACAACTTGTTGCTTTAATTCAAAAAGTTCTTTTTGGCTAGAGTCGGTGACAAGACTGTTTGTAAACGCAAAAGGGTTGCCACCTATCTTTATTGGGTTGTTGTAAGCATTTGAAAAATAGGGATAAGATTTTTTTTCTCCTGAAATTTCTATCAATTCATCAATAAAGGTGAGCAACAGGCATTGTTCAGAGTATGCCAAGTTGTCGCCCGCAAATGATTCAATTGTGCTTTTAAGGCTCTCTCTTAGGGCACGAAGTTTTTTCAGTCTTTTACAAAGATCTTTGGTACCACCGGATTCACAGATAGGCTTTGGGATGTATTCCTCTCGCGATGCTATGTCCGCCAGTGAATCTCGACTTGCTTTCTCAGCAAACACTTGTTTAATTTGGTTTTCAATAGCGTCGTTAAACAGTTTTATAACCCCATCTTTAACAAATTTATAAATGTCGTCGGGACAGACTTTTTGTGCTTTGCTGACGCCTGTGTCAAAATTAAATCCAAAGCTATCAAAAACTTGAAAAACCCCTCGTTCAAATTCTGGTCTGGCTGAGGTTACTGCACTAGTGAGATCTGCGCTCGGAGTTCCGGCTGCGGGGATAACTGACACATCTTGTTGTGCGTTAGCTGAAATAAAGTCTTGTCTAAAGGTTTGTAGTTTTTGATTAAAAGTATCTATATTATCTTTTAGAAATTCTTGCTTACCAATATATGTTCCAAATTCTATAATTATTGGAGATGTGGGGTGATCTGGGTAGTCGTCTTTGGATTGCGCGACAAGGCGCACTAACGTGCCCTTGCTGGCGGTATTGTCTCCAAGACTAACACTGTTTAATTCATTTCTAAAATCGCCAAAAGGATCAACATTATCTGCCTTGTAATTATAGATTGTATCCCAGTCTGGCCTAGTTCCAAAAATACCTTTGGGAAGATTCAATAAATCTAAATCGTAATCAGCGATAAGAGAAGCCCACTCTGCATCAGAATATATTATGTCGTAAACGGTTCCAAGAGCAGTCTCAAAATCTTCTCTATAAGTTTCAATCTTAGAAAGAGGATCACTTTTTTTAAAACAAGGTGTTTCTATTTTAGCCATTTTAAATTCCTAGCGCTTCAAGAGCAGCAGGTAGGTCCAAAGGTATCTCAATATAGTTGCCAGTTTTAATGTGTCCTTCGGTTGGATAACCATTCCACCAAGCGATAACCCACCAAAAATCTACATCGCCATAATACTGATGTGCTAGCTTGTAGAAACGATCTCCAGCAGTCCATAGGTGAGCGGTGGTTGGGGTGCCTGCTCTCTCAGATATAGTAGGATGCTGCAATATGGGCGTTGTGTAATGCCTTACACTTTTCTTGCCTCTCTTACCCACAAGGTCTTTGTAGTGGTCTATATCATTATCTACTATTCTTTCTTTGTTTCTTACGTTAGCCATTTATTTATCCTATAAGTATCCCATTTCTGTTGCGAGTTCTTCATATTGTCTTTGTGCTTCTGTACTTTCGCTCACAGCCGCCGACGCTGCGTTCCCAGCTTCTACTAGCGCTTCTTTTCTTTTTGTCGTTTCTCTTCTAGTGAATTTTTTTGCTGTTTTTTCTAATTGCGCTCTTGCTAAATCTTCCGCTTGTTGAGCGCTTGCAGCAGCCTGCCTTAATTCTTCTAATGTCTTTTCTTGTTCCGCTTGATTACTAGACACAACAGTGGGGATATTGCCTTCAGTTGTATTCTTTCTCAACAAAACGCCATAAGGGAATGACGGTGCGTTATTCAACTCACTTTGATCACCCACAAAGCCAATGGTATCTTCGTGTATCGGAGTAAAACTGACATTTATTTCTATTAGTTTTGGGAGTATTGTATTTGTAGGTTCAATTTTTGAAAATGCACCTTCGCTTTCAAGTCCATGGTTTACGGTGCAAGAGGTTATGACGCCAAGAATACCGAGATCTGGGGCTGCTGTGGACTTGTATGAAGAATAAAATTGTTCATAGCTAATACCACCGCCAGTAGATAATTCAAAAATCTTCTCCATGGTATCGGTATCAAGATGTTCTTTACTCAACAAATTCATAACTTTTAAACGAACAAGTGGAGCCTCTGAAAGAGTGAGGGCGTTGGAGACGCTTGCATAACTGGGATAAAGCATTTGGATAAGTTTTCCTGCTCTTCCAAGGTTTTCAAACGCTTCGCTTTCGGAAGCAGCAGGGACCTTAAAAGCAAGCGTGATACTTCTGCTGGTTCCCTTGTACTGTTGTATCGGGTCAGTTCTGCCGAACACTTCTACGCTATTAAAGTTTGGAGAATACGTGTCACTGAACGCTGTGATAAAAGCCTTAAAGAATACAGACTCCTTATTGCGTATGTTTTGGAAAGAGATAACCTGATCTCGCTGGTTTGCGAGAGCATCAGATCCATCAACAAGAGTGTTTTTTTCTGCGTTGTACTTTCTTATGTCAAATTCAAGAGCCATTTTAGATTACCGCCTTTCTTGCTGCTCTGCCAATAGAGTTTTCGACCTCGACATCAAAGAAGTCTTTGAATCTCTTATTGGCAAAGTTGATGTTAACTTTGGTTTCTCCGGTAGAACCCTTGTAGTTGTTGTTTGTGGTGTTTGCATTGCTAACTGCATTTGATACTGCATTAGAAGTTGCAAGAACAGGTGCGGCTGCTTTTGTTGTTGAGGCGGCAGCCATGGTTGATTCTTGCATACCTTCAAGGGCTGTTGATGTCATCTCTGCACCAACCTTAATTGACTTGCCCTTGAACATAGACTGACCTAGATCGTCCATGTCTCCCGTTAGGCTCTTTATGTCTGCCGACGCCATGCCAGTAATTTTTCCTATTAAACCAAAGCCGTTGGCTACTTTGTGAAGACCATGGTGAAATTTAGAAGCCCATGTTTGTTTGAACAAGAGATAGCCGAGAACCCCTAGTGCTGCCGAAAGAGCCAAAGTTCCTAAAGTTATAGGAGCCATTGAAACAGCCAGAGCGGTGGCGGCAATTGTGAGTCCTACAAAAAACGCCTGAACTGCCTCTTTGTTTTCCAACAAGAATCCAACAAAATCTCTCATACCAGCGATAACAGGCTTCATAATAGGAACCATGTCGGCAAAGAGAAGATTTAATTGTTCTTGAATGCTTTGCATCTGCTGTGCGCGTTTAGCAGTCTCTTCTATGTCTGCTGATGTTTTACCTAAGTTTTGTGATAGCAGATCTGTGTTGCCTGAAAGTGCAAGAGCAAGTTCGTTTACATCTGAAAGTCCCATAGATTCTGCATAAAACTTTTTCTGGTAGTAGGACATTTCATCAAAGGATAAGCCAGCATCCTTGATTGCATCGGTCATCATATCGAAACGAGCAGTAGGATCAGTCTCGGTTAGTAGTTCCATCGCGTTAACAAAGTTTCCGCCAAGAGCAGCATTTAGTTTGCCTGCTTGAGTTGCGGCACCTTCAAATGTATCAAACTTTTCTGTAATGCTCAACAGTCTGTTAATTTCGATACCGGTTGACTTTGCGGTCACGGCTAGTCTCTTAAAGGTGGCTTCTGCATTACTACCAAATTTAGCAAGTTGTGGTCCTGCGGCGGCAAAGTCAGCAGCCATCTGTGATGGTGCAACACCTATGTCTTGTGCTAGAGCAGCAAGTCGCAACTGTGCTTCTTCTGCTTCTTTCACAGTCATGCCAAACGCTTTGGTAGATAATTGAATACCCTTTGCAAAGTCTTGTGAAGATACTCCGAGCTTGCCCAATAGTGTGCCGGTTCTTGCGAGAGACTGAGCCATCTGTCCGTTAAGCATGGTGAAGTCGGTGAAAGTCTTTGATAGATCGACTGCGGCAGTTTTTAAGTCTTCAAGAGTGCCACCAAACTGTCGTGTTTCTTCGTAGCCCATAGTAATTGAGTCTGCAAACTGTGCGTTTACGCCTGTGGCTTTCTGAATTGCGTTAGATGTGTCTACCATTCTGGTGGCGAGTTCTATAATAGAGCCAACGAACTGTGCTACCGCAGTAGCAACAATACCAACAGGTCCAGCAAATTTAGCAAGTTGCGGAAATTTTGAAAGGAATTTTGCTTTTCCCGCTTGCATGAGGCTTGAGCCCATACTTTTTAGATTTCCTTGAATTGCATCAAATGGCTTATCAAGCTTAAACATACTACCGGCAAGTTTGGCACCTTCTTTAGCAAGATCTTCCATGTGCCCTGCTGCCGATTTAAAATTATTTGATATCGCTTTGGAGTTTTGTTCTATTTTTTTATTGAGATCTTCAATGTTATTTAGACTTTTTGTGTATTCATCTGAGCCTTCATTTACTGTTTTTAGCTTTTCTTTTTCTAACTCAATTGATTCTTCAAGAAATTCATTTTGTTTTCTTAACTCTTGTGATGTACCTTTTGCCCTTTCTGCTGCTTGTTCCAAAATGCGCACTTGTCGCTCAGAAGATACAATAGAGGCGTCAATAGATTTTTTTTGTTCCTTCATGGCATTTTCAAGTGTAGAGCCAGCAGCAGCATGAGCTTTTATGAGTTCTAATTCTTCTTTTGAATACTCAGCAGTCTCTCTTCTGATATCTCGGACACTAGACAATGTTTTTAGATAATCAGCAAGTATCCGTGCATCAGCATCAGTTATTCTTTCATCAGCCATCTAATAGCACCTCTCCCTATAAATAGCCTACACCCCAAAAAGCAAAGCACCTCAAAAGGTGCTCTATCTAAAAGGTCTTAGGTATCTGTGGTTGGTTAAAGGGCGTTAGTTCTTGTGATTTACCACCACCCTTAGAAGCTTGCTTCATTGCTTCTGATTCCATTTCTAACTGCTTGATGGTACGCTTAACAAACCAGTTTCTAAGCCCCACAGGGAGGCTGTACGCTTCAGCAAAACTCCATCCACCTGAATACTTTAAGAAGAAAATCTGCTCGTACATACCCTCGTTATAATCATCGGTCAGGCCAAAAAAAGTCCGCTGTCAACGGCACCTCCATTTCCTGCGTATATTGACAGTTTGTGCAGGTAAATGTCTGGGTTAGATCGATGTTTGGGGTAGCATCTTTTAGAATCATACGAAGATGTCGCGAATCAAAAGAGGGTAAGTTGTGCGCTGCGTATTGAATTGCTTGTGGCGATGAATCACCATTAACGCTCACAATAACAGATTCAAGTTGTCTGGAAACTAAGCCTTGGTCCCCGGTAGTGTTAAGAAGTTTTCTTTCTTCTTTGCCAGTCACCAATCTCACGACCAAAGTTGCTTGTGTCTTTGGTAGAATACAGGTAAATGTTCCATCTCCATTATCTGAGACTTGTAACTCTGAATTAATCTTACCACGGAGCATACTTGCTGTATTTAAATCGAAAGTGTAAGTTTGTTTTGTTTCACATGCAGGGCAAGAGATTTTTGTAGTGTAATCGTTTCCATATCCTGATACTCGCGCTGCTACAATAATAGCGTTACGATCTCCTACCAAAAGCGTGGAAGGGTCAATGGTTTTATCAACAATAAGGCTTTGAATTAGCCTGTCGAGAGCAACACCTTTCTTTAAAAGAGATCTCGAAGTAAGAATATCCTCTTCCTTTGCGGTCATCTGTTTTATCTCTACACTATCTTTTTTGTGTAGAGGGTGTCCCTGTGGATAAAAGCGACCCTGTGAAGGAAGGTCCACAAACTCTGTTGGGACCACAAATGAAAAGCCACCGCCATTGTCTGCTGGGGGGCTTGTGTCTTGTTGCTGTGCGCCACCAAGACGATCTTGATTTCTTGACAATTTACACCTCGCGTCTTATATTGTCTAAATTATATGTTGAAGAACTCACGACCACCGCCGCTAACTGCTGCCGAGTCTGTGGTAGTTTCCACTCTTGCCCAGTCGTACTTGAGAGTCACAGAGACTTCGGTAAGCTCATCATCACCGTATGAGAGTGAATCACCAAACTTGACATCTTCAACAAAAGAGTTCCAAAGAGTCCAAGTCTCAAGCGGATTGCCGTCTGAATCAATCTGGGTAATGGTAACGGTACCAAGTGCCCCTGCTGCCTTCGCCTTAGAGATAGTGCCAAGTGAGGTAGTATCAGTTGGTGGTGAGTAACCACTCTGAACAAGGATGTCAGCGAATGTAGCAGTCATATCTGGCTCAACAGGATCGACCATAGTGATGGAAATTGCATTCCAAGTAACTGAGCCTGGGTAGTAAAAGGTATGATTGAGGTACTTGTGCTCTGCGCTAGCTACAGCGAATGAAGGCTTTTGTGCAGTCTTTGCATACCAAGCAAGAGCACCACCGGGGGTAGCGTTGATACCGTTAAATTCAACGATAAATCTAAAGTTACGTTTTGGATCTTTGAGGGTAGTGTCCTCACCAAAGTTAGTTGACCAGAATGGCATTTGTTAGGTTCTCCTGTAATTCATAAGTAAGTAGTGGGCGGGGGCAAAAGCCCCCAGGTTATCAGTCATCAAATGATGCGCCGGTTGAAGCAACAATGAAGTCGATAGCGATGTACTCGATTGCTCTTGCTGGCTTAATCATAATCTTAGCGTAAACAACATTCTGATCGATAAGGTCAGGAGTTGTTGTAGTTTCGTCTAGAATAAGGCGGTAGTCAGTGATACCAAACTGAGTCTTGACGTTTGCAAGGAATGGTTCAATAAGACCCTTGAAGCGGTTCCAAGTTGCTTGTACATTCTGTTCAAAAAGAATCTGAGTGGAAAGTATCGAAATCTGCTTCTTGAGGAAGATAACTAGACGGCGAACATTAATGCGGTCTAGAGCAGATGGACGCTCTTGGAGGGTTTTCTGTCCGAAGACAACAATACCGGTGCTTGGGAAACTAGCAATTGGGTTAATGCGAGCTTCGTAAAGAACATCGCGCTCCTTGGAGGTCAGTCTACGCGAGACACCAGTGACAGGAATTCCTGCGGCGCCGTCTGAGAGACCACCACGGTTGAAGCCTGCGGGAGCAAACCACACCTGTGAAGATCTTTCAGAGCTTGCAAGGACGCCCATCATTGCAACAGTGGGAGGAATCCAGAGAGACTGCCCAGTACCCTCATCCACAGTTTGCACCCAAGGATAGAAAGTGGCACCATATGATGAATCAATCTGGCGCTGGCGTAAATCGTTTGCTGCGTTTGTTGGGCTCTTAGTTTGACGATCTGCGATATCAGAATAATACTTTTCATGTGTTGGTAAATATACGCCAGGAAGATCAATTAACGCAAGTGCATCGGCACGAGCCTCGCAGACATCAATCATGTGCGTAGTAAGACCGTCTTTGGTGAGACCGGGGGCAGTAAGTAGATTCATGTCTACAAATTCAGCATCAGCAACAGTATCAATTGCTCGCTTGTAAGTATTATAAACATAACTTGTAGTATCAGTTGCGTTGTCAGCAATACCAGTGTTGTAAACTGGGTCTGGCTTAGTAATATCAAAGCCGTCAAAACCACCCCACATGGGCATTGTAAAGCTGTCATAACCAAGATCGATAAGATTTTTATAAGTTTTGCCGGACTGGGCTGTGTAACTTTCTTCTGATCTTCTTGAGCCAGAAGAATAGAAAGCACCAACACTGCTTGTTACAATATCATCCATTGTAAAGATGTACCCTTGTTCTACCGCTCCACCTGCACTACCCCAGTTGCCTTCGGTTGCAACCCATCTTCTGTGGTAATCGATGGCGGATCTGTCGCCACGGCTACTACCACGAGTTCTTGTGGTTTGCATACCAAAGTAAGCATCAGTCTGGTCAGGAAGTCCGCCATCAGAGGCAGAGTGACGTAGTCTAACTGCTGGCCAGAGCAGTGAGCCAGTGAAGTTGCCGGTTGAGCCAGAAAGCAGTCCATCAACACCAGCACCAAAATCATTAGTGGCGTCAATATATTTGTTGCTCACAGCATCATCACTCGCAGAACCACTCCAGTTAGTAATTGAACTAAAGTTTGGAGGACCGTAGTAACCGAACGGAACAAGAGAGTTCGCGTTCTGAATGTTGCCTTCGTTGATATCACTAACATAAACAAACTTAGACTGGTTTGGATATTCTCCATATAGTCTTAGTCTTCTTTCGGTCTCGTTCCACTTGTAGTATTGGTCACCAACCACTCTTGAAATGTAGTTTGGAGAGCGGGGGTCAAGAGTTACATTGTCGAATCTTTCAAGAACAACAGGGTTTGCATCTGCGTCAGTTAGAGAACGGAGAACAATAGAGAAAGTTCCAAAGTCACTAGTTTGTGTGCCAGAGTAACGAACTTTCTCGATTGAAACTTTAACGTTCTTATGTAACCATTCTCCATGACCACGACCCTTGAGTTTAAATAGTTTGTATGCTTGCTCTGGAACCCAAGAGCCAGCTTCGCCAATGTCCTGACCAATAACCCAGCCAGTTTCTGCTTCCTGAGTTCCAAGTCTCATAGAGTTAGGACCACTGGAGCCATTTCTGATTGGAAGAACAACGCCAAACATCTTCTTAGATTGGGTTTCATCTCCGGTGCTACCAGTAATAGAACCAACTCCGTCCTGTCCTTCGCGTAGTTCTTGCTCAAATGTTTCACCAAGCCAATAATTGCGCTCTAAAGAAGTAGCATAAAAATCGCCGCCGTTAACAAGTTGTGGGTTAGTGTTAAAGACCTTGCGAACAAAACGCTGGTTAGTGTCGTCAAAGTTGAAAGCAAACTTTTCGTCGGCTTCAGTTGAAGCCTTGGAGCCCTTGATAGTGGCAGTAAACAGCCCGCTATCGTCGGACTCAATAACCATGCCGATACCTTCTGCTTTAACCGCACTGTTAGCAAGAGAGCCGGAAAGACGAATTTGGCTGTCTTCGTCCATGTACCAGACTGCACCAAGCATTGCTGAGCCAAGGTTGTCTGTGTTATCTCCACCAGTTCCACAAGTTTCATTGGAACTTGATGGGAATACCCAGAGACCGTAGGCTCCACCGTTGTCGGTTAGAGTGCCTGCGCCAGCGGTGGCAGTTCCAACTAGTGATACATTTGTTTCTACTGAACCTGTGAAAATATCGTGATCAGCATGATTTAAGCCAACTCTTGAGCGAATAACAATGCCATCTTCGGCAGAACTACTAACTGAATCGTAGTTAGCCATAGAATTAAAGAGCAACACCATTTCTCTAACTTGTTCGGCAACACTATCTGCGGGAGTACCCATTGAAGGATTTGCCTTCAAAGTAGCGGTATTGGGAGTTCCTGCTGTAAATGAAGTCGCACTTGTTACGCCATCTTGAAAAGTTACCAAAAAACGGTCTCCACTTGCGGTCAAAGCTATTTTTTGACCATCAGCAGCAAGGGCATCATGTGCGCTTAATACTAACTTTGCGAATGTCTGCGCATCTGGATTCTCAGTTGTTTGCCACCCAGCCTTACCAGCGGCAGTTGCATTGGTGTGTTCTGATCCCAAAAGACGCATGTAGGTCACAGGTGCGACTGAGGCGTTAAGGAATGCCTTGGCGGCGTAGGTGCCGTACATTGGGGACTGGTAGTTGCCGTCGCGATAAACATCACCGCCAGCGTTACCGGGGACCGTATCTCCATACATGGTCAGGAAGTCAGAAAACGATTCCAACTTAACTGGTTGCATTGCAAGACCTCTAACAGAGCGTCCTATGACTACCGGACCAATTGCTTCTGGTCTACGGGGTCTGAATGAATTATCAATCTCGTTGATAAACACGCCAGGAGATACAAATTTAAAACTTTTTACGGGCATTAGGGGTTCCTCTCTTTATAAAATAATGCTAAACAGCACCTTTAATCACAATGTAAATAGTAGCAGGTGTCTCAAACAGACTTCAGGAAGTGTCTAGTCTATAAAAAAGTCATCGTTACCTTCTGGAACCACTGTTTCTCTTGGAAAGGCAATTTCTACTGCGTTTTCTTCTCTTCTAATGATAGGTCTATCGTCATTATCGCCCTCGCCGATAAGATAGCCAATTACCTTTATGTTGATCTCGCTAGTGAACTGTCGTTCGTCTTCTCCGAGGTTTGCAACATTGTTGCTTTGATTGAAGCCCTGATCAATAAATGCTTCGTAAAGGTGTCCATTTCTGCGCATGACAAAAGAATTAATTTGCCCTGTTCTCGTCATAAAGGGCTGGGTTAAATCATTCATTTGCTGTTGGTATTCGGTCTTAACAATGATTTTATAATCAACATTTACATAAATTGGGATTGGAATTGAAAGGGTTTCAATAATAACCTTCTTATTTACTCTTGGAAAAAACTTTTGTCGTGTTCCATCCGAGTTAGTGCGAGTATTACCAACAACTGCAAAGTTTCTGGTCTTATCTTGTTTTATTCTCTTGGCAATGACCATCCTTCCGGTGCGCCCATTTTTCTTGTCTGAATAAAGGTGAGCCTGGAATCCTCCTTTGCGTGTTGGATCCTTAACTATGCCTGTGCGTTCAATAGAGACAACTGGTAAAGTAATGACGCCACCGCCATCATCTACAGGATGCCGAAGATCATGGTTGTTTTTAATTTGAAATGCGCGCTCAGGAGTTTGCCACAGAACGGGGACCCTTTTGTTGCCCTGATTAGTGATCGTTGTGAGGTCAAGATCTTTTTTTAACCAAGATACCATCGCATAGTCGATATCCTCAATGCGAGAGCCAAGCATCCCGATCTCTTTAAGGCTAAAATCTTTCTGTTCTTCTGGTAATTGTGCGAAATCAAAGTTTTTAGGTAGCATCGAATAGTCCCTTGCGTGCCCTCTTACAAATAGCAGAGGTTTCAAATGTCTGGTTTACTTGTCCAAACAACTTTCTTGAAGAAGAAAGTTTTATAATCTCATAATATCTCTCACCATAAAGAACAAAGTCGCCTTCACGAACGAAAAGGTTTTGATCTTCTGTAAGTCTGCGCTTGTGGAAGTGTACGGTAATCTGCGAACTGCCATCAATACCCACAGAGTCAAGGTATGATGAACCCTCTTCATCAAAGTTAACAAGAGCAAACACTCTGACAGGAGGTAAGAAAGTTTTTTCTATTGCCTCTCCGTATAGGTCGTGAAAGTTTGTTGTTTCCATGTCAATAGGATAATAAAGTATCTGCTGTCCAATAACCTTTTCTACAAGCTCATCATTGACCTGCTTAACAAGATCTCTTTCTTTCTTTCCAAGAAAGAGCGGAGGGGGCGGTGATGCTGGTCTGGACCATTCGTTATCTGACATTTAATTATCCTACAAAGATTGGTAGCGGAGAGCGACGAAGAGTTTCTTCTGCTGCCGTGACCTTCTCTTGGTCTTTCTTTGCCAATTCTGGGTATTCAATCTCTTTCAGCATATCTGTCAGCCCCTGGCGAAGATCATCTTTTTCTTTTTGAGCCTCGGAGAGAAGCGAAGAATAGTTTAGGGTGACGGATTCACCTGGGATTGGGACAGTTTGGAACTTACCGCGAATCTGTCCAAGCATTTCTTTACAAAGTGCGAGAGCATAGTTGCGAATCCATTGCTTGCCCATAGAGTTAATGTTCTCGTATGGAATATTATCAAATGGAAGCGTGTTAATGTTATTAACGCCAAGAACTCCGGTATTGGTGCCGTCGTCTTCTCCCCATGAGTTATCAGCAATTCTGAATCTAAACCAAACTCTATCAAGATAGCCGGCAAAGCCATCTTCTCCTCTAGGCTTTGGATACAGTCTTAATCTATTGTTAATAATTTCATAAGAATAATGTGAGACTCTTGTGTAGAGAGAATCTTCATACATTATGGCTTGCAGTTTGTTTTGCCAAGTGGGAACAATTTCAAATGTTGAGTCATCAGCGTACTGACCATAAGTAGAATAATTACCAACAACTCCCATGCCACCATAGTAGCCATAGAAGCGCCACATGGCGATTGGGGAGCGATAAAAAACTTTATCTATGATAATACGTGAATCACCAATTTTTCCTGCGTATGGAACTGCACCGCCTGCATCATCAAGCCCCGAGTCAGACGCTGCTGATACAATAGATTGAAGGTCATAATCTTGTTGATTTTTAACAGTCGTAAAGGATGCAGAATAAATGCGAGTTGTTCCACCAACGCCTGCCATAGTAGAAACGCCATCGCCAATCTTATTGGCATAAGAGAGCGTCACTCTTGGGTATTGTAAACTCGCGCTAGCAGGACCACTAACAATCTCACCTTTGTGATCAAAGGTGCCTGTAAGTTTACCAAGCGTATCGGAGAGGACATTTTTTCCCTGGTGCATGTTAAGAATATATGAGTATTCCAGAACTGCCTCTTCATAAGCAGAATAGACATTGTTATTTGTCAATTCAATATCTACAACATCACCGCCCAGCTTCTTGAATACATAATTTACTTGCCTTGCAGCACCAGTTATAAATTCGTCAGAGCCATTGTACATTCCAAATGGCACTGCTGCTGCTACATCACCGGTAGATCCGGTTGAGGAAAGAATGATAGCACTAGTTTCTGAAAGTGGTTGTAAGTTTGTGGGCATTCATAGAGCCTCCTGTTCGTAGTAAATAGTGAAAGAATAAACAAAAGCCCCCTCACCTTGTTAGATGAGGGGGCAACAAACATTAGTTTGAATTACTCGGACTTAGCAGTCTTCTTTGCGGGAGTTTTTGCGCGGGGTTTGGCTGGTGCCTTCTTCTTTGCAGGTGCCTTTGCGGGAGCCTTTGCAGGTGCCTTTGCGGGAGCCTTTGCAGGTGCCTTGGCAGGTGCCTCTCTCTTTGCTTCGTCTTCTTTCGTGTTTATTCTAGATGATCTAATCATGTTATTTCCTTATTGTGAATAAAATCAGTCAGTGCTTACGTCTGCTGCTTTAACGCCAATGAGGCGAACAACCAATTGACCAGCATCATAAGTAGTGGTACCATTGTTATCGGGAGTCAAATACACGTAGTGTCCATCACCAAGAGGAGTTGACATTCCGCCAGCAGCAGTAGCTCCGTTGCCACCAACATTGTTACTGGCAACAGCAGCAACAATGTCCTGTCTATCAGCAATAGTATCACCAATTGCCTCAACAGCGGTGCCAGCAGCTAAAGAGACTGCGGTTACGTCGGTAAGCGCCTCTGCACAAAAAACTTCTCCTGAAATCCACTTTCCGTGAATGTCATTTTCCCACTGCATAAGCTGAGCGCCCGTAGTTGCACTGTGAGTGCCGATAGGCTTATCAACAGCAGATGATCTAATGTCAGCCGCGCTTGTTCCAAGATCTAAAACGATCTCAGTGATAACGAAAACACCTTCGTTGTACATTCTGTGTGATACAACAGCAGGTGAAATACTTGCACCAGCCTGATAAGATGTATCTCTGCCGGTTGTTCCTCTACGGAGTAGGGCGTCTAAGCGTCTTGCTCCTAATCTTCTATTTCCCATAATATTTTCTCCTTTATGATTATATTATTGCAATAACTTGTTTTATTCAGTGAATTAATTCCAGCCACTTCGGAATCAAAACTTTCTAAGGGCAGTGGCCTCGCCCAGAGGAGAATATTTCAAGTTGTTGTAAATAGTATCTCTAAAAGCAAAAACCCCCTACCGAAGTAGGGGGCTTGGTTTAGTGATATTTAACTATCAGCTAGAGCCTTCTTCACCGAGTAAACCACGGCAGATGACTAGTCCATACATATCTGGACGAACCATCTTCTTCGCGTAGCGGGTCATAACACCCTTGCGTGGCACGAAGTCTTCTGGTCCGAAGATTGTGGGAGTAGTCTGTAGTGGCACGTAAGGTGCGTAGACATAACCGCTTTCAAGGAAAGAAGCTCCACGACGACCAACGAGGAGCACCTGACGTGGGAAGTAAGGATCAACAATGATATCAAACTTCTTGCTTAGTGAACCAACGCGGAGGGCGCCGATGGAACCCTTCTCGTCGTCGTGAGTGACACTTGCACGGAAGCCAGCGGTGAACTCAAGGATGTTCGCAACTTCGGGTCCGCAGACGACGAAGTTAGCACCACCACGGAGAGTCTTGCGGTGAATCTGTGCGGAGACATCGTTGATGGTTTCAACGAGGGTTTCATACCACTCGGAGACAGTGCCGGTGAAGTCAGGAGCAGCAGAAGATGCGCCTAGTTCAACACCAGTCTCGCGGTTGACGAAGAGACCTGGGGAGCGGGACCAGTAGTAGGTAGCTGCGGTAGCACCGTTTACAAGGTCAGCAAGGATCTCACGGTCAATCTCAAGAGCAATCTGCTCGGAGAGAATTGAGGTAAGCTCAACCTCTGCATCCAAGTTGTGGTATGCATTAAGGTCCTGACCAAGCTCTGGGGTCCACTTAGCCTTGAGCTTCTTAGTCTGAGCGGTAATCGCGGTTGAATCAACCTTGATGTCGATCTCAGGAATGTCGGTCTCTGCTTCAAGAGGGAACAAGTTAAGTGCGCCACCAACAGCACCGAGAGTTGAAGAGGCTACAAGCCTATCAGCGATTGGGAAAGTAAGATCGGCAGCGTTAATTGTGTTATCAATTGCAGCAGCAGCTTGATCTGACGTATAATCACCAGAGGCAACTGTAAGGACAAGTCTAATAGACTCTGCGGAGGTCAAAGCGTCTGCCGCCGCAACCTTATCGGTCAAACGACGAATCTGCTTTACACTTGTAACACCACCAAGCGCGTCGGCGAATGCACCACCGGCACCACCTGCGTTGAGGTTAGCGGTAGCAAGCTGGAATGGTGAAAGGTTATCAAAATCGGGATCACCATCAGCACTTGTGACGTTAGCCTTCTTGATATCACAGACGATAACACTGAGGGAGCTATCAGTTACAGACAAAATATCTGGATCAAACTGAACGCGCTTCTGGTTTGCCGCACTTACCGCGCCATCCAAAGTGAATGAGGTATATGATGCGTTTGCGGTTGCAATACCGACACCACCACCAGCATCGGTTTGGGAGCCACTTGGGGATGCGTAAGCATAGCCAGTGCCACCATCACGAAGTGGACCACTACCAGCAGCAGCCTTGGTAGTTGCGTTAACCAAACTCACGCCATCAATGACGCCAGCACCAACCTTGTCGGTACCGTAGACGGAATCGCCAGATGCGTTACCCATACGTGGGAATAGACCAGAACTACCACCTGCATCACTAGAGAAGGTGAAGTCAAGGAAGAAAATGAGACCACTGGGGAGGCTCATTGGCTGAACGCTAACGAGGTCGTTGGCGATAAGACCAGCGAAAACGCGGCGAACGATTGGGAAAGCAACAGCAGCGAAGCCTTCAACGGAACCTGCACCTAGGGTAGTCTGCTCACGGAGAAGCTCCTTGGCTTGGTTTTCAAGTAGGCGAGCCATTGAGTTCTGCTTACGCTCGGTCTCAATGCCCTCTAGAAGTCCGGTCTTCTTCCACTTGGAAAGAAGTGCGTGGGACTCCGCACGCATATCACGATTGACAACGCCTTCGGTCAATCTTTCAACAATACTAGACATAATTATAAATCCTCCTTAAATTTTGATTTAATTGATACCTGCTAGTTTACGCATTCTCGCGGTAAACGGATCAGCCTTTGGCTCTTCCTTACGAGATGCACGGATAACGGAAGTTGGACGGTTGATAGCTTCGCTTAGTGATTTTGGTCCTCTCTTGTGAGTGGACGACACTGTGCTTTGAAGTGTCTCGTGGATTGTCTTTGCTTCCTCAACCGAACCAGCCTTAGAAATCGCTTCGACAATTCTTTCTTTTTGTCGCTCATTCAGGGAGGTATTTCTCAGCGTGCGGTTGGTGTAAAGGAGTCGTGCATTACTAAGATTTACATCCTGCACATTCTCCTTAAGTGAATCAACTACTTCTTGGTAGTTGACCAAATTCTTTTTAAGTTTCTTGTTCTCGAACACTAGCTCTTCTTGAGCCTTTTTAAGTGCTTCGAGTTCTTCTGCGACTTCGGTGCTGCGGCGATGCGCCATCTCTAGCTCCATCTGGTGCTTGACTGATTCTTCGGAACGACCAGCCCAACCAGAGAGCGTAGCACCCATGTCTACGGTAAGTTTTTCCATAATTGCTTCCAAGAGGGCATCAGAGAGTTCTTCGTAAAGTTCTCCATCTTCTTCGCCCTCTTCCATAACGTCATCATCTTCGTCGGCTTCTTCAAGAGTGTCGTCTTTGTCGTCAGGGGGATCTGAGAGCATTGCCTCTACCATCTCTACAATCGATTCTTCATCAAGGTCTACTTCTTCTTTTACTTCTTCTTCATTTTCTTCAGCTTCTTCAAGAGTTTCCTCTTCTTCGACACCTTCACGAAGTTGCTGTAGTGCTTCTGCAAGTTCTTTAAAATCTATTGTAACCTCTGCACTTTCGCCTTCTTTTACATCACTAAGTTCGGCGGAATCTTCCGAGAAAGCATCTGGGACGCCCTCTGCAATTTCATCTGCCTCCACTTCTTCTTCCATCGTAGCTTCCGCGTCGGGAGAAGGTGCCTCACCGCCGAGATCAAGACCACCTTCGTCGCCTCCACCAAGAAGAGCATCAAGCTCGTCCTGTTCTAAAAGCTGGTTGAGGGTTGACTTAACTTCCTCGGAATACTTATCGATGATTGTTGCTTCTGCGTTCTTGAGCGCAGCCTCTTTTAAGGCTTTCGCGTCAACAATCGCCTGTTCTAATAGTGAAGACATAAACAAAAACTCCTATAAAACTAGTTTTTCATTTTAAATAGTGTGTAATTAAACTAAAAGCAAATGTTTATTGCACTGACTTTAGTGCATCTAGCACCAGTCTTGCTATGGCTCGACAAGTTACTATGTCTGGAGAGTTGAAATCATCTGGATCATACTCAGATAATAGAGCGTTAACCTCTTCAGTGGAAATACAAAGATGCATGTTAGTTCCTGTTATCTCTGTTCCCTCATATAATTTTGTCATATTTTCAATTTGATCTATTTTTTTCATTAGTTATCCAACCTTATAACCACGTATTTCATTATTGCTTTGTGCTCTGCATCTTCTAGTGCAGAAACAGTATTGTATCTTGAGCCAATTCCGACTTGAAGATAGAGCGGATCTGTTCCAGAGGTGTTAGTTCCTGCTGCGGTTGTGCAATTGTTTATATTATTCGTTACTACACTACCACCAGATCTGTCGCCGCCGAAATTATGAATTAATTGGCATATACTGGAAGTCAAGTGGTTAGAAACTGCGCCACCGCCGCCCAATTTTAACAATCTATCATATTCGTGTTTAAACCCTGCGCCGGAAGCCAATTCGTTAACTAGAGCAAAATGTTGAAAGTTTTGTCTTGCTGTTCCACCGGAGCCAGTAGCCAAAGGAGCAACCGAGGTTCCGAATCCAAAACCAAAGGCTGCCGGATTTGAAGATGATTGGGCTTGTATTGTGGCAACAAAAATAAATCGTTCGTCTGTGTTTACTTGAACGCCTTTTGAGTCTTTTAACAATTTGTACCATCTTGCGCCCTGATAAGCATTGTTACTAAACTGTGTTGAAGTTCCAGAAGATATAGCATTTAGGCTCACTGTATTTACTTCTCCAGAAAAAGAAAAAGATTTAAGCTGACTGTTTACATCAATGTGGGACCAACTACCATCAGTCACATCAATTATGTTCATCTCTAAATCAGCCAAATCTTTATCGGGCTGCAACACCCATGTTCCATTATCATCAATTAAATCAGGCATTAACTTGTACTCACTATATAAAAACTATTTACACCATCAGATGCGATTGTTATAGCACCATAACCAGCTTGTATTTTTACAATGCCTTGCCCATCAATCCTATCACCTGTGTGGTGTGAACTGGCGCTAATTACGATGTGATTTGACCCAGAACAGCTTCCGCTCACATCTTTAAAAGTAAATCTTTGACCAGAACCATAACTACTAGCTGCTGCTAAAGAGGCTGTTATCGCTGAGCCAGTTGTGACAATACCCATTAAATCATGAGTTGTAGCCACAGTGTAATTGGCTGTAAAACTATTATAAACATTAGTAGCTAAGCCAGTTAAATTGGCTCCATTACCATAAAAAGCAGAGGCTGAAACATTCGATGACGCACTAAGTCCAGTTACAGCAACAACTTTACTTGTGTTATTAAATGTAAATGTGTTGTCGCCAGCAAAGTCTCCAGAACTATTAAATTGAATTTGAGTGTTTGAGCCCGCTGCTCCACCAAAATTTAAATTTTCTTGCATATATGTCTGTAGGCTGCTAAAACTTGATTTTTTAAGATTATTAGAATCATCACTATCAGAAATCAAAATTTCGTCGGTTGATGATAGTGAAGCTTTATTAGTACCTCGGTTCGGATCTACTCTTAAACCACTACCACCAACTCTCAAACCACTGGTGTTACCGGCACCATTTATGGAGATTCCATTCGCTGCAATTGTAATGCTTGTGTCAGAACCAGAAACAGTAACTGCGCCACCTACGTTTGTTAACCCGTTTCCAAGGTTTATATTTGCAGCAGCGACCTGACCGTTTAAGCTTGTGGCTGGCAAGTTCGTCAACCCAACGCCAGAGCCATAAAAACCTGATCCTGATATGTTTAGTGAAGCAGAGACATTTCCTGTAACTGCCAAAACTATGCTATCATAAGTCAGTCCTGTGCTTGCTGTAAGGTCGTTTGAACCACTAAATATTGCAACCCTATCTTCACCAGAACCAAAGAGTGAGTTGATTGGAGAAGATACAATTGGAGACCCACCGCCGCTAGAATTAAAAAAAGCACTAGCAGTAATTGGAGATGAAAATGTTTTTACTCCTGCAATTGTCTGATTACTGTGGTCATCAACCATACTCTCGATAGAACCACTATCAGAGTTAATAAATTGTACGTTGCCTTTTAGGACATTATAAGCCATATAAAAAATCCTTTTTTATTTGATGTTCTCAATAAATAGTCGCAAGAAAAAAGGATGCCCCCACGAAGGAGGGCACCCAGGATAAATCTGATTAAAACCAGAAGGTTAAATCAGATAAGTCTCCAATCGTTAGCGTTAACGTAGACACAAGTAACAGCACCAAAAGGTGACTCGATTTCTACTGAGGTTGCACCATCAATAGTGTGTGAGCCTTGTCTGTTGATAATGATCTTGGCACCAGTAAGACCTTTAGCCTTCGCTACAACCTTATCGCCAACTTCAGGTGAAGCAGGGAGGCTGACAGTAGCGTTGGAACTGAGGTCACCAAAGAAGTTCATACCAGAAGCTAGTGTGTCTCCATCGCCACGCTCAGCAACGGGCATAGCGCGAAGTCTAGAAACGTCAGTTCTTCTAAGGCTACCAGCATCACTGATAAGAAGCTCGTCAGTGTCAGCAATTGCGGCGCCGATGTCGGTCTGACCGGAGATGACATTGTCGTTAAGCATTCCACTTTCAACAGCATCAGCAGCAATGGTAAGTGCACCACCGTCAGCCACAGTAGCGTCACCAGAGACAGCACCGAAGAAGTGGTCGCGAAGACTATCAACGCCAACCTTCTTAACTTCGCCAGCATCATCAATCATCATTTCATCATCATCGTTGATTTCTGCATGAAGCAATTCAGCCTGACCAGAAATGATGTCTTCAGCAAGCATACCGTGCTCAACTGCACCAGCAGCAATAGTAAGAGCACCACCAGCAGCTATAGTAGCATCACCACTAACGTTTCCAAAAATAGTATCTTCAAGGTTAGAAAAAGTAACCTTCTTTTCAGTGCCACCATCAGAGACCAAGAAGTTATCAGCTTGATCAACGCTAGCACCACCAAGAGCACCAAATTCATCAATGTCAAGTGTAAGAACACCAGAAGCGGCAGAGAGACCAACACCAGCCATAAAGCTAGCAAGATCATCGACAGTTTCCTTTTTGGTGCTATCGTCAGTGACATCGTGGAAAACAAAGTGGTCGCCGGAAGCTATAGCGGCAGAAGCGACCTCGGAAGCATCAAGTGAAAGGACACCAGAGGCAGCAGCGAGACCGTTACCAGCAACAGCAGTCATAAGGTCAGCAACACTTTCTTTCTTACTGGAGCTATCACCAGCATCAAGAATTGCGATACTATCGTTTGCGACATCAACAGAGGCAGCAGCGAGACCAGCGAGGTCTAGCTTTACGCCATCAGGAAGAGCAGTAATACCACCGTTGGTGATCTCACCGACAGCCAAGCTGGATATACTGTTATCACCACCTGTGAATGAAAGACCGGCGCCAGCGATTGAGCCACTGATACCAAGCTTGTCAGAGTCGCGAACAATTGAACCAGAGACTCGAACCTCAAGAACACCATTTTCAGACTTAAGACCAGAACCAGCAACAGCGGTCATAAGATCGGCAATGCTTTCCTTTTTAGAGCCGTTTGAATCGTCAGCGTCAATAATAGCAATGCTGTCAGCACCAACGTTAACGGTAGCAGCGCCAAGCTCGTTAAGATCAACTGATAGTACGGCAGAAGCAGCAGCGAGACCATTACCAGCAAAAAGGGTAGCAAGGTCATCAACGCTTTCCTTGTGGGTACCGTTGTCAGTGCTGTCAACGAAAGCGAGAAAATCGCCAGAAGCAAGTGTTTCAGCGGTAAGTTCGTTCAAATCTAGTGCCATGACGCCAGAAGCGGCAGAGAGACCAACACCAGCAAGACCGGTCGCAACGTTGTCGTTGACCATGGAGTCCTCAACAGCGTTAGCAGCAATGGTAAGGGCACCGCCATCAGCAACAGTGGCATCGCCAGACACGACACCAAAGAAGTGATCACGGAGACTATCAACGCCAGTCTTCTTAAGAACTCCACCATCAGAAATCATAAGTTCATCAGCGTCAGCAATGTCAGCATGAGCCAACTCAACCTGCGCAGAGATGACATCAGTGTTAAGCTTTGCAGCGGTAACACCGGAGTCTTTGATGCGAAGAGCGTCAGAGTTAAGCTCAACAGTAGAATCATCAACACCGACAGCAAGAACACCGGATGAAGCGGCAAGACCGTCACCAGCGATTGCAGTAGCGTAATCAGCCATGGTATCGCGCTTCATGGTTCCGTCAGCATCACGGAACAAGAAGCTATCAGCAGAAACGTCGAGTGCGGTGTCACTAACACCAGAGACCTTAATACCGCCAGCGGCGTCAACCTCTTCCTCGAACTTTGTGGAACCACTAAGAATAGCAGAACCTAATTGAAATTTGTAAGCCATTTATAAAATCCTCCTAAAGATAAAAATGGATAATGCACTGATGTAAAACAACAGCGTCATTATGCTTTTAAATAGTGTATTTTATATCAAGTAATAAAGAACTTTGACGCGCCGTCCGTATAAATGGTCAAAGATGCATGAGGTGATTCTAAAATTACTTTATTTTGATTGTCAATTTTTTGAGAGCCAGATGGTTCTATGACAATGCTGTATTGATGGGCACTTCCACCCTCATCTTTAAAAACAAAAGTTTGCCCTGATTGCAAAGATTCGGCTGCTGGCAAACTTGCGGTAATTACAGAACTAGGAGTTGCTGTGTCAATACCAACATAATAATCTGATGTCAGAACAGAATAGTTTGAAGTAATCGAAGTCCTATTGAATACTAAACCAGTTTTTATTTTTGTATTTTTATTTTCTACATCAATCGCAAATAGATCTGTGCTAGAAGAGAACACAGAAACAGAACCTGTGAAATGGTGAGTATCATCATTTGAATTGCCCAAGGCACTTGAGCCAGATTGATTTATCTCTACCAGGGTTGTTTGAACAATGTCAAAACCGTGTGCCTCTACATTTCCAGAAACTACTATGTTTCCAGTCACAAACAATGTGCTGCCGACAAGAGTAAAATTATCGGAGCCACTTATGTCACCTGGGCTTGAATGAAATTGTAGAGAGTTAATTGGACCTTGGGCAACTGCAAAGTCAGGACCACCAGCAGAAGAAGTAAGGACTACATTGTTATTATCATCAAGTGCTAAAAAAGATGAGGTCAGTGCTTGACCTGCACTAATAGAAGATAGGTTCATTGTGGAGGCAGTAACTGCTCCCAAAACAAGCAAACGAGAGCCATTAAATCTAAGGTTTGGTTCTCCAACTAAACTGTCTGCGTTTGAACCAATAGAGACAAGATAATCAGTTGTTCCATTAGCAACTACTCTGGCAACATTTTGCAATTGTTGCCCGTCGCCTCTAAATTCACCAACAATTACGTTTGTGAACTCGCTGCCATTTGTAGACGGCTCGAAAACGACTGATTCGTTTGCGACAACTGTTCCAGAGAGAAGGTTATAAGCCATTAGATAACCCCCTTGTTAGAACACGAACCAGTTGGCACCATTAGAATAAAGTGAAATAGCTGGATTAGAGCCAGTAAGAACGTAAGCGCCGTTGTTATCGATAGTATTTGGAGCAGATGCTGAAATTGTAACAGCCGACGCACCCCTAGAGGAGTTTTCATCTTTAAGAACCAAAATTGCGCCCGAGTTATGAACCGAAGCAGAGTGCAGTCTAAACTCTAAATTACCGCTTCCACCAAAGCCGATAATATAATCACCAGTTGATGATGTCAAGCCGGACGCAGCAACGGTTCTGTAAGCATACCTCATACCGAAAGTAATTGATTGGCTCAAAGTTGGGACAACTTGAAATGTTGAAGCTTCGGATGCCTTACCTACAAATAAGCTGCCTGTTATCTGGTGAACATCATCACTGCTGTTACCGAAAATTGTAGAACCAGAGATAGTGTCGGTCTGATTTACCACAAAAGAGCTAGCACTGATAGTACCAGAAACCAATAACGTACCTGTAATAAAAAGGGTGTTACTGGATGTGTTGTAAATTAGATTCTGAGAACCACTCAAACCACTTGAGGTAGATAAAAATTGAAGTGAGCCAGTTGGTCCAGCAATAGTAACTGCCGGCTCTTCTGTACAATTAACATATGCCCATCTAAATTGAGCCATTACAAAACTCCTTTAGAAAGTGCTCATTGCGGCACGCAGAACCATATCACCCAAACCACCATCATGAACAAAGGCTACTCTATCTACACCACGCAATGGTATAGTAACCATTTTTTTTCCGTTTATCGTTGTAAATTTGGCTTCTACATAAGCTAGCTCGGCGGTTGTGTCGCTACCGCTTTTTACACCCACAGGGATATAAAGAACCGCCCAAGATCCAAAAGCGTAGTTGTATCCATAAACAGTTACGGTATCGTCTGTATCATCATTTTCAATCTGTAAATGAAGAAATCTTTGATTTTCAGTTATATATCCATTTTCGCCAGCGTTGGTGCCAGCGAGAGTGTTGCTAAGGGCTGCGGCAGCAACTGGCGTAACAGACGTAGCTGCTTGTCTTGAAGATGGTACGTCCTCCACCATTTGTTTTGGTCTTCTAGTGCGACCCCAGCTTGTAGCTTTATAAATAGACATAAGAATCCTCCGTATTTACATAGTCGTAAATAAATAGTATCAACTACTTCTTTCACGCTTGGCTTGCAGTCTCTTTTGTTTTTCTAGATCTCTGCGGTGTCTACGAATAGCAGCCTGCTTCTTATGTCGTCTAACATCAGAAGGCTTCTTGTAGTACCTTCTATCTCTTATCTGTTCGATGATCTTTTCTTTCTTACATTTCTTGATAAACTTACGGATCATCTTTTCGTGATTACCTCTACACTGTCTTGCGGTGACCACAACATTCGCGCCCTTACGTCTACTCATTATTAATCCTATTTAATCGCTTGCCAAATCTTGCTTGAGTTACCCATGATTGAACTTATATCTACGCCTGCATCGTTGGGATCATCACCTAGGACACTTGATTTGTGCGCCTGACCGGGAGATCCTGTGTTTCTTAGGGGCTCTGTGCCCTCAAAAAGATCCACTCCGTTATAGGCATCACCGCCAATTGAGTCTAGTAGCTTTCTACGATGCTCTTGTAGTTTTTTGTTCGCCTCACGGGACTTACGCTTCATTTGCAAGTCTTCATTAAATAGGTTATCGTTTCTTTTCTTTGGTCTATTCTCAACAATCGGCTGCTTGGATAAGCCAGCAGTTACTTGTGAGACGACCTCTGTAAGCAAACCCTCTTCTATAAGAACTTCTTGAATACATTCCTTTACGACTGGCTTGATTAGTTTTTTGAGTTGTGTCTTGTTCATAGAACCACTCTATTACCTTTTAGGTTTTCGTATATGACTTCAGTTAAAAGATGTTCCACAATAATACCATCTTCTGGTAATTCATCAATAATCATAGATAAAATTTGCGAATTTAAACCTTCTTCTCCTTTTTTATATAAAGTTCTTAGTTGTTTAATTGCAAATTTCTTACTTATTGCAGCGTTATCTTGTTCTGATTTTGCTTTTTCTTTTGCTTTATTAACTTCTTTTTCTAATCTTTTAATTTGCATTTCCAATGCTTTAGCGGTTTGCTGGTGGGCTATCATTTTATTTTTATCAGCACGTTGCTCTTTGTCTCCAAATTTAATTCCATCTGGGAAACTATCTCCGAATTTTTCAGCAAAGTCTGTTAATGCTGCTGCATTTTTTTGTCTTTCTTCTTTATCATATTCAAAAGTTGGTCCAGTATAACCAAGTTTTTTTTCTACTCTTGGTATGATATCATCCAGAAGAGAAACTTTTTTTACTTTTCTTCTGCTGTCGTATTTATCTAAAGGGCGACCGGGTCTTGGCACACCTTTGGATTTTTTTGAACTAGTCTTGGACTTGTTAAAATCACTAGCATCTGCTTGTCTATCCATGGCTCTAGTTTTGGCTCTTCTTGAGCGACCCAGATCTCCCGGTCTTCTTAAGCCTTTTAAAAATCCACCAACTTTGCTAGCAAAGCCTTGCTCATCAAGCTCCCGTTCGTTAATAATTGCTTGTATTTCTTCTTTAAGAATTTCTTCTAATGTTGATTTATTCATCTTTTAATACCTCATTTAATAATCTGTTTATGCGATCAGCTTTGGTAAATACTTGGTTAGTGTATTCTTTTCCTTCTTTCACCATAAATGCTTCTGGTGTTGAAGGCTCCGAAACGAAGTCAAAACAAATTAACTGAAAGTCATCTTGAACAACCGTCTGTCCATTTCTGTTTTCTACCGAACCCATACCACGAGAAGAAATGCCAAGCTTAACACCTGACTCTACGAGAGATTTAAGAACCTTGCCTGATGGAGTGTCAAGGACTTTAACCTTGCCCATGACCGTATCGCCGTCCATCCAAATAGAAGTGACAAGGTGAGAGGCGTTCTTGAGATTTATAACTGAATCATCTGGGTGATCCAACTCTCCAAGCGCCCTGCTTTCTTTTACCAACTTCTTGTAGTTCTCGACCTCGCGAACAAGGATCTCAAAGGGATAAACTCTACCATTACCATTTTTAGTATTGGCTTGTTGTAGTTTGCCGGAAAGATACATGCCACCGCTTGCGACAAAGCGCTTTTCATCTTCAGTTAGAAGGTCTTGGCAGACTCCCCCATCGCATAGTTCGTAGTATTCTCGTAGTAGTTTCATTTTGGTTCTCTTAAAGATAGAAGCGGGCGCTACCCGCGTGAGCTAGGAGCCTTTACAACAAAGACGAACTGGCTGTAAGCCCCATTTCTTAGTAAGATAGTTGTTCATCACTCTTCTCCTATGGTATTGTCATACTTATAGTTGTGCCTTATTTGAATTCCATCATCTGAAAACACCATATTGAGAACATATGAGGTCGCAGATGAAAGACAGCCAAGTATAAAAGCATTAACCAAAGTTGGGTCAAACGTAAATAGTTCGGTCCAAGGAGAAAGCAAGACCAAAAACCAGCCGACATGAAAGCCCATACACATAGGGCAGTGAAAAACCTTGCCGTAGCCCCGGTAAGACTCCTTGTAAGGTCTTAGTTTTTTTATTATGGGCATGTCGCTATAGACTAAAATTTGTGTTAGCCCGTAGGCTATAAGGACGAATAGTATAAGTTCCATGTATTCTCCTAAATTGTATACATGTAAGAGAAGGTATAGGGATCTCTTATATAGCCCTTTCGGATAGAGCCTTGTTCGTCCCTCTGTGGGACCTCGCCAAGTTCTGTAGAGTCGGTCTTGTCTGGGTTGGTGTATTCATCTTCAACGCCAGCGACAGTTGCTTCAACATTGTCGTAGTATGGCTTTTCTTCTTTAATAAATTTTTCTATGCTCACGAGCGCAAACTTGGCTGCATTGAGTTTACCATCAGCAGATTCCTGTAACTGCGCCTCCATCGCTCCGTAGAATGAAGCGCCCTGGATAGACTCAGGAATGACGATGCCTTTGCGCGCAAGATGATTAAACAGGCGGTTCTGCGCGCCGTATGTGAAGTCGGTCATTGTTTGCTTGGGAAACGCAGTAACTTTCTTGTCTTTCCCAGAAAGCACTATGTCAATGTCTCCGTGGTCAAAGATCATAAGATCGCCACTTAGAGACTTACGAATGTCTAGTTCAAGAGTTACGGTAGGAGGAGGAGTCTTTGGCTTAATAGTGACCTTGACTGGCTCTGGTACTGGAACAATTCTAACTGTTACTGCCATCGTCGTAGATTTCCTTTACAAGTTCTTGGGTCTTTAAAATAGTGAAGAGGGTTGTTTCTGTTAGAGTGGTTTCACTTGACAGATTTTCAAGGCGTTCCTTGACTAACTTCGTTTTATTGATCATCTCTTCATCGCCGGCAACCTCTTCTACCTCTGTTGCTTTCTCTAATGATTCCTTCAATCTGCCGAGTTCACGGTTGAGATAAATTTTTAATTCTAACTCTTCGTTTGAAAATGAAGAGATGTACTGGTTTAATAATTCTTTTTGTTCTTGCATTAATGTATCGCTGTACTTTTGATTAAACTTCTTGGTAAAAGTTCTAAAAGTTATGCTATCCATTGGTTCTAAGCTTGATGTCTTAGTGTCACTAACCATCCCTTCAATAATCCTGCCCTCAAGCATTACTGATTGCTTGGGTGAGTTAGTGTTAAACATCTTTGCAATGGTCGCAAGAGATTTATAGTTTGGAACAAAGTTATTGAAGGTCTGGGGGCTAAGTTCTTTATTGATGTCATTGATGACTTCGGTTTGTTGCTTAAACAATCCATCGGGGTCAATAAGACGCTTAGCAGCCAACACAGCCTCTACAATTTTTTTGCTAGTGGTTTCGTCTAGGTTTTGATTTTCGTACAAAGAGCGGTAGCATTCAAGGTCTTTCTTGAGTAGTGAGTCTCCTGTAAAATGTTTGCGGACAATAGAGATCACTTTGGCTTTTCGTTCTGTGTCACCTTTAATGATAGCAACAGTTGCTTCACGAGCAAGGGCTTCAAATACAAACGCTGTATTTCTCTTTTTATTGTGCTTATTCTTCATCATTGTTCTCCGTAACTTTGGTCTCTAGTGATTCAAGCAAGAACTTAACAGAGTTATTTACCTCAAGAAGAGCAATCTCTTCCTCTTCTTCTCTTAGATAAATAGGGTCTTGTTCTTCATAAATACCCCGTGCCAAAGAAGTTCCCCTTGAAAGAGATCTTAACTCTGAGCCCCCAAGGTTGTTTGTTCTGTAGGTGTTCATTTCGGGAGTCGCGATGCGAGCATAACTTCTAGAGCGGGGTCCTTTGCTCTTGCGTCCGTCTACCGCCACCCTTTGGTGAATTTTTCCTTTGGCACCGCGCGTGGTATATTTTTTTCCAGTCCTCGCGCGCTTACCAAGAGACTTGGCGAGCCGTGGTGAATCGCGGGAGCCAGGAGGCGCTGCCAGGAGAGCGCTTTCTTCGCCGCCGCCTTCGCCAGCAGCAGGTTCACCACCACCGCCTTCGTCACCCCCAAGGTCGAGTTCCCCGCCGCCCTCTTCACCACCGAGGTCAAGCCCTCCGTCTTCCCCGCCGAGATCAAGTCCGCCACCACCGCCGGCGGCTTCACCAGCAGCAGCTTCAGCAACTCCTTCAAGAGCGGTGTCGTGCTTGCGATCGTAAAATTGTTCTCGTTGGTTGCGAAGGAACTCTTCATGAGACATACCAAAGATATTGTCGGCAACCCAGCGACGAGAGAAGTATCCCTCAGTTGCCGAAGCAGCAATATCAAACTTGTTCTTCCAGTGCTCAAGTTCTTGAAGTTCGGCAATCTTACTTGGGTTATTGAGAGAGAGTTTGAAGTTTATAAGATCTTCTCCTCTATAACCAAGAGTGTAAAGGTGAATGATGCCGACCTTCTCCAACTCATGAAGAATGGAGCGCTGGAGTCGCTGAATAGTACGGGCAAAGCGAATATCTTTTGTCGCAAGAGTGGTCTTGTCTTCCTGTGCGCCTTCGCCCATCGTAAGGTATGCTTGGGGAATTTTAATCGCAGAGAACATCTTATCGCGTAGGTATTTAATGTCATCAATTGCGGTTGTGTTCTGCCCAGCACCAAGATTCTGGATATCGGTGACAGAACCAGCGCGAACAGGAATGTAGTAATCCTCTTCGATGGAGAGTGGGTTATAACGAAGATCGATACGACCAGTATCTTTATCGACAATTGTGTGACGCTTCAATTGAGTGACAATCTTCTGCATGTACTGTTCAACTTCTTGGGGCGGAATAGCACCAACGTCAATCTTGAATACCTTTCTCTCGGATGAACGAACAATGCGGTAAGCCATCATTGCGTCTTCCATTAGGGTAAGCTGGCGCCAGATACGACGAGCAGGTTCAAGAACAGAGGTGCCGTATGGCGAATACTTGTCATTACCGAGGATACGGAAGTGGGCAATCTGCCAGTTCTCAAATGTCATCCCAGCAGAGTTCCACTGATACTGAACATAATTAGGGTTTGTCGCGTCAAGACCTTCTAATCTCTCTATCTCTTGTAGAGGAATTGCGATCGTAGATTGGACACCCATCTCGTCATCAATGTCAAGATAAAGAATGAAGTCACCATATTTACACATCGTGCGGCACCAACCAAAGAGGTTGTGCTCTATATTCATAACGTTGTGATAAAGTATGTTAAGGACAGCCTTGATTTCATCGTTGCGGCACTTAATGTTAAGCATTGGCGAGAGAGCAGAAAATGTGGTCATTTCGTCTGCGTAGATGTCAAGCGCAGATGCTAACTCTGGCATGTACTCCATCTGGTCAAAGTCAATGTATCGCTCTGATCTACGTTGGTTGGCAATTGCGTTTGCTGCGATAGTGTCAAGCGGGTTATAAGATTGCTTTTTAAATTGCTGCCCTGACGCAGACTTGAATCTTGTAGAATACTTGTCGAGATGCTGTCTGCGTATCTTACGACCAGACTCAGATCGATAACTGATAATTGGACCAGAGAACAACCTCGTAAGAGCGCGGAATAATTGCGAATCTCTATTTGCGGGGTTTTTGCCTTGCTTTGGATTTTTGGGTGCCATTATTTTCTCACTTAATTATCCACATATATTGTGAATATAGATTTTTTGCTTCGTTCATTTTACTAGTATTATCTTCACCCGTGTAGCCAATTTGTCCTTTTATCTGTGTATTTAGGGTAGTTCTGGAAGTCATTATCGCATCAACGAAAGCTTTTTGATAGTTTAAATCTCGGGCGCTTGTTTGTAGGGCTGTGTCACGAACCCAACAACAAATCGCAAGAGCCATCACCAAGTCATCGTTGTAGCCTCTCATGGCTTGTGGCTTTCCGTTGTACCAAATAAAAGTACGAAATTCGTTTGCCAAACGTGAAGAATACGTCTTAACTAGTTTGTTGCGAACAAACTCTTCTAACTTGGCAACAATCAAGGGTCTGGTCTTGCTTGTAGTTGAGAAACCGGCGATGGCGCCTGTACGATGCTCGCCTAGATGCTGGTCTATGTATTCATGTGTGGATTTAATTGAATAATACAAATTTGGATAAGCATACTCTACAAGCTTATCAATGACAGTGTATCCAATAGAGTTATTTTCTATAACCATCATACAGTTGCCGTATTCTCTTCCAACTTGGTTTAACATATTGGCATAGAGATCTGGTGTTGGCTTACCCATGTATTCACTCACAATCTCCATTGTTTCAAGTTTAAGAATGTGAAATGTGGAACTATCAGCACCATCGCCTCTTGCCACATCTGCCGCAAGAAGATAATTACAACTTGGGTCGTGCTCTTCCCAGATCCAGAAGTTTCTGTCAAAGCCTGTCTTGTGCTTTGGTTCTCGGATGTTAGACATAATCCATTCCATATTGTCTGGATCGATTACAGTCTCGCCAGAAGTATTGAAGTTGCACTCCAATTCCTGGGCAATTTGTCGGCGAGACATGTTTTTGGTTTCTTTCTTAAACCACTCTTCGTCCCTATCAGGGTGAACATCCCACATAAGGGTTGTAAGGTAAAAATTGTTGTCGTTACTCTCAGCACCTGTACAGGTTTTATGAAACCAGTTACCGACGCCGTTTGGCGTAGAGATGGCGATGCAACGACCACCAGTTGATAGCGTTGGATACAGACCGGTCCAAAGATCTTCAAGACCCTCAATGTGCGCAGCCTCGTCAAGAACAAGTAGCGACAGGGCTTCGGAACGACCAGCATCACCAGAGGTAGAAGCAGCTTTGATAGAAGAGCCATTGGACAACTCAAAAGATGTGCGGTTGTCGGTTGTGATACTTGCTATCCTGATCCAGTCAGGAAGGTTCTTCATAATGTTTTTAACTTTGCGGACCAAGTTGCCTGCTGTTTCAAACTTGGTTGCCATAACAAGAATGGCTTTGTCGCGGTGAAACAGCATCATCCAGACAATGTAGCCAGCCGTAATCGTTGAGATGCCTAGCTGGCGACCTTTGTTGATAACATTGAAGCGGTAGTCGTTAAAGTCTTTTAGTAACTGATCCTGATAATCATAGGTCTTAAACAACATAAGCCCGTGCATCGGGTGAGAGATACGGGCATAGTTTTTTAGAAAGTAGGAGGGGTCTTTACCACACTTAACAATTTCTTTGAGTATTTGCTTTTTCGTTAATCTTGGCATTCATCACTTTTTGAACATTGCCGCAAGATCATTAACAGCTTGGGGGCTATAAAGCTCGCTGCCCATGATTTTATCAATAAGGGCTCTAACCTCCATATCTCCACCGGCAAGAGCATCCAGTTCTTCTGGCGACATCCTATCTAGTTTAATTCTAGCAGCCAATTTATCCATTAATTTCATTACTGGATCGTCTGTTTCATACTGCGGGGTGTCTGTACCTAAGACATCTTCATCTGAAATGTTCTCAATATCAGAGCCCATCATTGTTTCATATTCTTCTTTGATGATCTGCTTTAATCTAGCCTTTGTTATTTTCATTTCTTTTCTCCTGAATTTTTTGGTCTCTTATCGTTAGGTGGGCGAGTACCATAACCACCCTGCGACATAAACTTTTGCCAACCAGCAGCAAGCTTGTCTTCGGTTGCTTCGCCAACGATAGCAGCTTCTTCCATGCCACCAACTTTATATTCCATAACGGCTGTAACCCAAGAGCGGACTCTTGAGGAGTTCTCGACACGGATGTCAATCTCGCCCTCTTTAGTAAGCTTGACAGTGGAGCCAGTAATCTTGCGGGCTTCCTTCTTAAGAAACTTGACAATCTCAGCCATCTGTGATTCGACATCAGACTCGAAACCATTAGCGTAAACTTCTTTAAGAGTGACCTCTGACATGTAAGAAAGGCGCATTATGTTGCCATGAAACTTGACATTGAATCCATCCATAACTCTCTTATCAACAAGGGGATCACCCTCTTCTCTCTTTAGACCTGCCTTGATGGGCTCGCCATCTTCGGTCATTGCGCCGTCGTAGGCGTTTGCTGCGGCTTGTGATAAGCCCTGAACGATTTCGTAAACTGTAGCCATTATTCCATTCCTTTGTGTTGCTTGCCATCTAAATAGTGGTAAACTTTCCCTAAATAGTCAGCAGCTAGAGTAATCTTTGATTGAACCCAGCCGGGTAGGTCAGAGTATTGTGATGCCAAGTCAGCCACCTGTGGCGCATATTTTTGAAGTTTGTGTAAATCTGATAGCGCCATGTGGACTTCGTGCCCATCGTCTTCTATACCGCCCATCATGTGTTGTCTTTCGCTCACTTGCTTTTCAGCTTTTAGCGCATCCAAGGTTGATAACATAAGTTCTTTCGCACCGGGGTCATTTTTAACCTTATTTAATTCATCAACCAACTCTTGATAAATCTCATCATTGGTTCTTGTTTGCCCTATCTCTTCTTTTAAAACTTCTCTGATTAATTCTCTTAAGTCTTCAGCTTTCATTTGGTCGCCATCCTTGTTGCCATCTTTCCTCTCTTCCTTCGACCCATTTGATATAACACTTGTAGCAGCAGTCAAACTTTACGAGCGATACGTCATCACGGGTAGAATGCGAGAAGGCACCACAAACAGGACAACCTGTCTTGGATTCCCTATTAAGTAGTTTTCTTGAAACCTTTATTCCATTTAGTTCTACTTTATCGTTGGCTTCGTCGTTTTTCTTTTGTTTCTTGTAGAGATCTCGCATCTGTTCCAGATAGACTTTCTCTTTGTTCTCGTCCCATTCTGCTTTGGGGTTCTGGATTGTCTCTTCGCCATACTTCTTAGCGATGGCTTGCTCTACTTTGACAATGTAGTCTGGGTCTTTGCTCATTTAACCGCCTGCTGGATGCCGTAGTAAGTAGCGCCGCCAAGCACAACGCCACCTGCGAACCATAGCCACTTGCGGTGTGGTGCTTGCTTTTTGATAATTGCTTGTTGTTTATCAATCACAAGGTCTTTCTGTGCTATGACCTCGGTGTATTGTTGGTCAAGCGTGGCTATACGTGCTTCAAGAAGTTTCTTATCAAGTTTGCATTGAGAGGCTGCTTTGTCAAGTTGAAACTCTACTTCAAGATCACATTTCAACTTGGCTTCCTCGTGCTTTGCCAACACTTCTGCGGCAGCAGGCACGCTAAGCAAAACGCCCTCGAATGGGGCGGGTTGGTCTTCTGCGAGGACTGTGAAGTCTTCGGCGCTCGCGGTCGAGAGAAAAGCAAGCAACATTAGGCTATTCAACATATCTTAATCCGTATGTCTCTTCAAAGCGCTGTATAATCAGAGCCTTGTCTTGTTTGAACTCTTTTATTATAACTTCTTTTTCTGCTCTCGTCAAGTCCTTTAT